TTAATCACATTTTTGATAATTAATCACATTTTTGATAATTAATCACATTTTTGATAATTAATCACATTTTTGATAATTAATCACATTTTTGATAATTAATCACATTTTTGATAATTAATCACATTTTAGATAATAATTTTTTTACTTTTTCATAATATTCTAATACTTGAGTTTCATTCATATTATAAATTACACAAATATCTTTAATACTTATATTTGTGAAATTTCTCAATATTAATTGGTAATAAACTATACCACCTGATAAATAAGTAATATGTTTTTTATCATCTAAAATATTTTCTTTTAAAGATACTTCTAAAATTTCTAAACTTGATTTAATAAATTCTTTACACGCTTCTACAGAATAAAATTTTTGTATATTTTCACCAATCTTATGTATAAAATCTATAGATAAAAATCTTAACCAATTGTCGGGAAATAAATGAATATAATAATCTATTAATTTTCCAAAACATTTACTTATAGTAACCTCTGAAGTTAAACAAGTTTGGGAAATATCACTCTTTGAAATATTTAAGTTAAATATATATGAAACTAAATAAATAGTCCCAGCAGCCTTTGATGTAGGAGTATTCTCTGAAACTAAATCATATTCCTCTATTTTTTTACAAACATATTTACATAATTCATTTGTATCACTTTCTAAATTTAAATTAGAACAAAATCTATTTATAAAATCCAAAGACTCTGAAATAGTATATTCTATATTTTCTTTTTTATTTTTATTATCTTTTTCTATCATTAACATAATTTCATTAAATTTTTTAAATCCCTTAGTCATATTTGTAGACTCAATCTTAAATATTTCCGCAATTTCCTTATTGCTTCTAGCACATTTATCAAATTTTTTACATGCTATAAAAATACACGATGCTATAATTCCTTTTCTATTATCTCCTCTAGATATTTTTGTTTCAGATATTTGTTTATACATATATTTCGCTTCTTCTATAATACAACTTGAAATTCCAGCACTTTTTGCTCTATTTTCCATATCAGAAAATACATTATATAATGCCCTTTCCTTATAACACCCATTATTCCAAAGGGCGTAATTTCTAATCTTCTTCATATTAGAACTTTCACTTCTAGAATAAGGAATTACAGAACCTAATGAAAATTCTGGTAATAATGAATTTGTTGGCATTCCACACCTATTAGGGTCAGACGCCTTACTATCTTCGGAACCATAATATCTCCATTCGGCACCATTATCAATCTTTATACCACTAAAATATCCACAAAGACTACATATTAGTTCACCCTTTAGATTTTTAATAGTATTTTGATTACAATTTATACAAAATTCATCATCTATTTCTTTTAATTCTTTTTTTTCTTTATCTTTATTTTTAAATTCGTCTATAATATCAAATAATTCTTTATCAAATAATTCTTTATCAAATAATTCTTTATCAAAATCATTTAAAGATTCCATAGTTTTTAAAAAATATTAAATTTAAATAAAAAAATCAATTTTAATACATTTAAGTAAAAAATCAATTTTAATACATTTAAGTAAAAAATCAATTTTAATACATTTAAGTAGAATAATGAAAATAGAGATTATTCCAGGACTATGGATTTCTACTAAAAGTTATTCAGAGAATGCCGACTTTTTAAAAGATAAAAATATAGGATTCTTAGTAAATTGTCAAAAAGATTTAGATTTTTTAGGAAATTCAAAAGGTTATACTGACGAAATACGAATTAATATAGAAAAATATGAAATATTAAAATTTAATAAATATTTATTTGAAATTACAGAAATGATACATAATAAAATTAAACAAAATATTAATACTCTAGTATTCTGCGAAGATACTATACAGAAATCTCCAACTATAGTTCTATGCTATATTATGAGGTATGGTATGATTAATTATAATAATTCATTAGGTATTCTTAGAACTAAATGTCCTGACGTTTTAAAACCTACAATGGAATATGAAAAAACAATTAAAAAATTTATGGAAGATTTATTTAATACATAGTATTTTTATTTTTAATTTTAATAGTATTTATTTAATTTTTAATAGTTAGTAATTTTCTTGTTAATATTTAAATGAAACTAATTATTTTAATATTGATTATACCACTTTTATTTCTTATTAATATAATATATAATAGAATGGAATCTTTTAATAATAATAAAAGAGGGACGTGTAAATGTATAGATTATAGTAAAAAAAATAATAATTTATATATAAAACAAAAAAAAACAAAAAAAGAAATTACTGATATTAAATGCGAAAAAAATGTTAAAAAGGGTAGTGATTTTTGTCCAAAACATCAAGATTGTAAAAAATTTCTTAAAAAATTTACAAATGGTTCAGAATCCAAATATGATGAAATTGCTTGGGGGAAACCTTATACAATTTCTTCCCATAATTGCTATACATATTTTTTAGATGATATTATGAAATCTCTTAGAAAAAAATGTGAAAATATTTGTAAAAAACATAATAAAGATAATTGTCCAACCAAAACTAGTCAATGTAGAAAACTTATTCCTCAGCCAGGTGACATTTCGTTATTAAATAAAGAAGGTAATTTAAATAACAAAACCTTTAACTATACTTGCGATGAAATGGAAAAAAAGATTATGGATGATAATCCTATAATTTATAAGGAACAACTTACCAAAAAATGTAAAAAAGGATATTATAAAGGGTCTATGGTCGCTGACCCAGGAAATACATTCCATTTCTATAGACAAAATAAAGATGGCACCTGGAGTCATAAACCTGGAACTCTCCCTATTACACAATTGGATGCGGACGATTTACCTATTTATACACCATTTACAGCCAATAAAGATTATAGCACACCTGGAGATGATGACCCTATTAATTATACTGACTTTTGTGGTTATTATTGTATTCCTACAAATTCTACAGCAAAAACAAATGCTAATTAGTTTAATAGCAAAAAATGCGAATTAGTTTAATAGCAAAAAATGCGAATTAGTTTAATAGCAAAAAATGCGAATTAGTTTAATAGCAAAAACAAATGCGAATTAGTTTAATAGCAAAAAATGCGAATTAGTTTAATAGCAAAAAATGCGAATTCTAATTAGTTTAGTATAAATTTATTTTCTTGTTATTTTATATATGTCTAAAACAGATTCATTCAAAAACACTATGAATAATATAATAACCGATTTATTATCAGAAGGTACTTATACTGATTTTATAAGTCTTCAAGAAAATAAAACTTGTAATGCTCATACTATATTTCTACAACAAGAATTAGAACAACGTTTTAAAAAATTAGAAATTAAAGAATTTGCCCAACAAATTTATATATCACCAAATAAACACGTTCCATGTTCAGATGAAGATTGTAGTGAAATTAAAAAAAAAAAATATGGGGTGGAAGGAAATCTTAAAAGTAAATCACAAATTTGTAGAGCTATAGCAATTTATTATGTAAGAATATTTAATGTTATGGCAGCTATAATGGTTGCTATAGACCCCAAAAATAATATGTGTCTTAGAAGAATGCGTGCTTTATATAAAAATATAGATGAAGATACCTATCAAGTTAGTGTTTGTGATACAGATACTGAATTATATCCAAATGATGTTATGAAAATAGAAGGAATTAAAGAACTTGTTTCATTATACCAAATGTATAATATAGAAGGTATGGAAACACATAACGACCAAATAGCAGAAGAAATGATACAATTACAAGAAACCATTAATAAAAATTTTAATAGTCAACCATCCGAAAATAATAATATAGATTTTGAAACTAATTTAGATTTAGAAAATAATGATAATAATAATAATAATAATAATAATAATAATACTTTAAATAATGGATCGCCTACTTTAAAAAATACTAGACCATCTTTAAAAAATAATGGACAGCATTTAAAAAATAATGGACCGCCTTTAAAAAATAATGGACCACCTACTTTAAAAAATAATGGACCACCTACTTTAAAAAATAATGGACCGCCTTTAAATACTAGACCACCTTTAAAAAATAATGGACCACCTACTTTAAAAAATAATGGATCTTTAATTATTGATGGTAGTAATAATAATAGTAATAATAATAAAAAAAATAATAAAAATAAAAATAATAATAAAAAAAATAAATTAGCAAACACATCTTCTCCACCACCTACAGGACCACCTCCACCAACTACTATGGGACCACCTCCACCAACTACTATGGGACCACCTCCACCACCTATGGGACCACCTCCACCAACTACTATGGGACCACCTCCACCACCTATGGGACCACCTCCACCACCTATGGGACCACCTCCACCACCTATGGGACCACCTCCACCATTATTACAACAGGGTGGTAGAAAAAAAAATACCAAAAAGAAACAAAAAGGTGGTGGTATTTTTGATACAGTTTCTGGATTTTTTACAGGAGATCCAAAACCCGAAGCAAGTTTTCAAAATGATGCCCCTACAATTGAACCCACTAAAAGTTTAGTAGTTGCGAGAGAAAATTTAAAAACTATTAAAGATTTTAGGTCATTTATGGAAAACGTTCATAAAAATTCACCAAAAGATATGATTAAAGATGGTTCTCTTAAAAAATTACAAGGTAAGCCTACTGATTTTAGTAAAAAAGATGAATGTAAAGCTAAAGGAGATGATAGTTTAAACAGAAAAATAAAAAAAAATAATAAAGAAGCGTTTGGAGAATATATTACCAATTATACATCTATGAATGACCACTATAAAACATCTAAAAAACTTCTTACTGATTTATTATTAGAAATTACAGATTCATCTAAAATTAATGGTAAATATAAATTAAAAGAAATTTCATCAGAAGAATTAGTAGTTATAGAAAAAAAAACAAGAGATACATTATTAAATTATTATAAAGATTGTCAACGTTTATTTAAGACAGGTTTTAATAGTTTAATTGATGGAATAGAACAAGTAAAAATATTAAAACAAATTGAGATAAAGAATGAACAAAAAAAAAAAAGAAATATAGAAGATAATTAAATTTTTATAGTATTAAATTTTTATAGTATTAAATTTTTATAGTATTAAATTTTTATAGTATTAAATTTTTATAATTTTTTCACAAATAACTAAAGGGTTATTTTTTATTATAATTTCTTTACCCTCTTTTTGATAATCAAACTTACAATTATGTGTTTCTGGTAATCTATGTTTTATACAATAAAAATTACTACATTTACAACTATAATCTAGTAATCCTAATTTTTTATTACAATCAAAACATTTTTTTTTTTTTTCTTTTGATTTAGTAATTACTTTTGATTTATTATCCATATTTGATTTATTATCCATATTTGATTTATTATCCATATTTGATTTATTATCCATATTTGATTTATTATCCATATTTGATTTATTATCCATATTTGATTTATCTTCCATACTTATTAATTTAATAATGAATTAATTCAATTTTAAATATTTTTTAAATTCTTGATACGCCGGAGATCTTATAATATCATTTTTTGTTATAATATCTTCAATAATTAATTCAAAAAATGATGCCGAAATTTCATTAGGATGATAATTATTCGAACTTTCTCCCCCAAAGAATTCTATAAATTCCTTATCATTTGATAATTTTTTTCTATTTTCTAAATCGTCAACTAAATCAATAAAATTATGGTTATTATCCAATCTTAAATAAATATTTTCGGTATCTATAAGAGATGTGGCATTTTTTCTATATAAACATATAGGTAATATTAAATCTTTTTCTCTTCTAAATAACAAATTATAATTATTTAGGGCATCTGGATTAGTTCTATTTATTTCCAATAATTCTTTAGGTAATTTTTTATTTAGTTTTTCCAATTTCCAATTATTTAAATAAAAATTTGTTATTTTAGTTTTATTATATCTTTGGTAAATATGAAATTGTTCATGAGATATTAATTTCAAAAAATCCAAATTATTATTATCCATACCTCTATCTATCCAACTTTGCGGTAATATAATATTTCTTTCTCTAGTATGGGGCATTCCATTTTCTATATTATTTTTTACTTTTATAATAGACATATTATCAAATATATTTCTAAATTTATAATTTATTAAAGAATTGAATTTTTTAAAAATTTCATTTAGATTTTTTTTTTCATTTGGAGATAGTTCGAGTTCGGAATCTATATATTTTTGTTTACAATCTTTTATACCCAAACAATTTCTAAATTTAAAATCATTTTTACCAAAAAATAAGAAGTAATTATCATTATTTTGAATATTTTCCCATTTACCCGATTTATTACTTTGTAAAAGAATAAAAAGAATAGAAAGAATAAAAATAATAAAAAAAATATGATACATATAATATATCTTAATTTTTTTTTATGGAAACCAGTGAATTTCTTTCAATATTTATTATATTAATATTTTTTTCATTTTCTACAATATTATACCTATTATATAGCAATTACGAAATAAAAATTAAAGAAAAAAAGTAAATAAATATTTCTAAACTAATTATAAGTATGTATAATAATCTAAAGAATACAAATCTATATAGTCTAAATAGTCTAAATAATATATATAGTCCAAACATATATTTAACATTAACTATTATAGGAATAACTATTTTAACTGTAAAACTTATTTATCCAAAAGAAAAAGAACATTTTGGTAATCCATTAAGTCTCTTAAAATCAATAGGTGAAGGGATTGTAAATTTTGCTTTAAATTTTATAGATATTCTATTGGTAATTGCCGATGTATTTTCATTAATAGGAATTTTACCATTTATTTTTATGGATATTATAATGATATTAATAACTTGGTTTCATCCATTAGTTATGATTAAGGGTGTTGTTAATTCTATATTTATATTTGCTAAAATACTTTTTTTGGCATTATTCGATGTGATTGTTCAAATTTTAAGAATATTTTTCCATAAAGTATTTGGCTTACTTAAAGGTGGGTTATGGGGAATTCCACACGGTCCTGACCAACATTGGAGACACGACCAAATCGCTTCTGGTGTTAAAGATAGTTTTGGAGACCATCATCATGGTCCTCACAAAGGTGCTAGTGGTAAGAAGAACAAAGACCAGTTATATAGACCTCTTAGATGTTATAAAAGTGTGGGGTCAGAAGGTTATATAAATATGATAGCGACTATAATATGTCCGCCTCTTGGAGTTTTTATGGCATTTGGTTTAAGTGGTTGGTTAAAAATAATAGTTTGCTGTATTTTAAGTTTAATGTATTATGTTCCAGGATTGGTTTACGCATTACTAATTACCACACATCTAGGATTAGGAAGACATATTACCGCGAAAGATTGCGGAGGTATAGCAAATTATGGGTTGAGAATTGCTGGTTGTACTGGTATAAAAAATAAATTAGATTGCGAGAATGCTAAAATACCTGGCTGGAGAGATAAAAATGGTGACGCTATTAGGGCGTGTGGTTATGTAACTGACACATCAAATCTTAGAGGAGGGCAATGTTTTAATATTATATATCCTAATGCCATACATACTACTGGTAGTAGAAATAGAGACGCTGGAGAGGTTGGTGGGGTGGGGGGGACAACACTCGGAGATAGAGAGATAGACCATGGGAGAGAATTGGCTAAAGATAAACAAGTAGGTTCTAGGGGAAAAGAATATGATCCAAAAAACGATCCAGCAGATAATGATTTAGGTATTAATTATGACCCCCTTATGTTGGCAAAAGAAAGTGGTTTCGATAAAGAGCTTGGTGACGATTCTATAGATATACCAGACGGTCCGTGGAAATTTGTTGGTGGTGATTAATTATTTAAATTTTAATTCTTGGTTAGTTATAACTTAATTATTTAATAAATTATGAAAACAAATAAAATAAATATTTTTAATAAAAAATGGTGTAATAATTATTTTAACTTTATTAAAGATAAATATAATATAGATTGGTATAATATATCTAAGAATCCAAATATAACTATAGAAATTATTAAAGAAAATCCTACAAAACCTTGGAATTGGGAAAATATATCTAAGAATCCAAATATAACTATAGAAATTATTAAAGAAAATCCTACGAAACCTTGGAATTGGAAATATATATCACAAAATCCAAATATAACTATGGAAATTATTAAAGAAAATCCTACAAAACAATGGGACTGGTATAATATATCTAAGAATCCAAATATAACTATGGAAATTATTAAAGAAAATCCTACAAAACAATGGGACTGGTATAATATATCTAAGAATCCAAATATAACTATGGAAATTATTAAAGAAAATCCTACTAAACCTTGGAATTGGTGGGCTATATCACAAAATCCAAATATAACTATAGAAATTATTAAAGAAAATCCTAACAAACCTTGGATTTGGTATTATATATCTATGAACACGAATATAACTACAGAATTCATTAGAGATAATGTTGATAAAGATTGGGATTGGTATAATTTATCTAATAATCCAAATATAACTTGGGATATAATTAAAAATAACCTTAATAAACATTGGAATTGGTGGGCTATATCACAAAATCCAAATATAACTATAGAAATTATCAAAGAAAATCCTATGCAAAATTGGAATTGGTTATGGGTATCTAGTAATCCAAATATAACGATGGAAATCATTAAAGATAATCCTACGAAACCTTGGAATTGGTATGGTTTATCACAAAATCCAAATATAACGATGGAAATAATTCTAGATAATCCCGATAAAGATTGGTCTTGGTATTATATTTCTATGAATCCAAATATAACTATGGAAATTATTAAAGATAACCCTACAAAACCTTGGATTTGGTCTAGTATATCTAGGAATCCAAACATAAATTTGTTTATCATTCAAGATAATCCTACGAAACCTTGGGATTGGTATTGTATATCTAATAATATGTTTTTAAAAGAAAAAGAACAATTTATAAATAGACAACTTAGGGAATATATGGCATCATATAAAATTCAACTATGGTGTTTATCAATTTTATTATCACCTCATTATAAAATTGGTAGAACACTGATAAATAAAAAATATAATGAACTATTTGAATAATTAATAATAAATTTATCAATTAATATATAAATGCTTCATTATATTGTGGATTATCTGATTGTTTATGTTTATTATCTAATTGTGTAATTTTATTATCTAATTGTGTAATTTTATTATCTAATTGTGTAATTTTATTATCTAATTGTGTAATTTTATTATCTAATTGTTTATGTTTATTAAACCCCGATTCATTTGCTCGAAGTTTAATAGGTTGTTTTTTAATTGAACTTATATTTAACGAGATATTATTACTTGGTGTTTTTTTTTCGATTTCCATAGATAATTTAATAAGTTCGAGAATATATATATTTGCATCTAAAACATTTAATTGATAACCTTCTATAGTAAATATTACCCTACTATTACTATTAGTATTATTTGTATAATATTTAATAATAATTTTTATATCATATGTTTTAATAATATTTGATAAGTCTTGTAATATAATATTATGATAAGGGCTCATACAATTTATAGTTTTAGTAATAATAGTATCAATTGGTGTGGAATATTCCATTATTTTCAATATAATATTATTAATATAAAAAATTTCAATTTTATAATATTTATTTAACAACTTATCAAATATTAATAAAACATATTAGCACTCGTTACCATACTCCTCATATTAGTTACTTTTGAAGTATCCCAACTAGATATATCTTTATTAAAATTAATAGCACTATAAAACATATAACTCATATTAGTTACTTTCGAAGTATCCCACCTTCGTATATCTTGATTGAAATTAATGGAATAACAAAACATTTTCTTCATATTAATTACTTTCGAAGTATCCCACATACGTATATCTTGATTAAAATTAATGGCATAACAAAACATTTGATTCATATCTATAACTTTTGATGTATCCCATCCACCTATATCTTCATTAAAATTTTTGGCATTCTTAAACAAATTTTTCATATTAGTTACATTTGAAGTATTCCAAAGAATAATATGACCATATTTTCTTTTTGCTTTAGATTCATCACTTAACCATAGTTTTACCGCTTCGTGTAATTCATCTGAATCATTCATTTTATAGCATAAGAATGATATTATACACTCGAATAATCCATATTCATAGTCTTGGACCCTTTGTAATAGTTTATATAATTCATAATTAGATGGTTCTATATCATAAGTCATAACCTATTATTTAAAATCTTCAGTGTGTTTAAAATATATCAATTTTAAATATAATGATAAATAAATAAATAAATTTAAAAGAATGAAGAAATAATTCAATATGATTCTTAATACACTATTAAGTGCTTTATTTTTTTACGCTTTTGATTTATCATTTTGTTTAAAATATAAAGACATAAATTTTATAATATCTAATATTCATGCGTCAATTACTTTTTTAAATTCAGTATTATTTCTTACCGAAATAATTGATATGTCTCTATATATACAAATTTCGGCAATATCTATAGGTTATGGAATTTATGATATTTATATTTTAAAAATTAATAATGACAGAAATTTTAAAAATATGTTAATTCATCATTTAATTATTATTATAGCGAATATTTGGCTATATATTTTTAATGATTTTTTTATGACTAGAATAGCGGCGTTTAATTACCTTACTGAAATATCAACTCCTTTCCTAAATTTAAGTTTATATCTTTATCAAAATAATAAAACAAAATTATATATAGCGAATTGTAATTTGTTTAAAATATCCAATATAATGTTGATTTTAACTTTTTTTATTTTTAGAATTGTATTTGGTTTATATTTAGTTAAAATTACTTTATTTTATAATAATTTATCTTTTTTACAAATTATATTATGGTTATTAAATGTATATTGGTTTTATAAAATATTAAAAAATTCTATTAAATTTATATAATAAAATAAACTAATTAATATAATAAAATAAGATAATTAATATAATAAAATAAGCTAATTAATATAATAAAATAAGCTAATTAATATAATAAAATAAGCTAATATAAAATAAGCTAATATAATAAAATATGCTAATTAATATAATAAAATAAGCTAATATAATAAAATATGCTAATTAATATAAGCTAAACCACATAAACCCATACTAATTCGTAATACATTATAATTTAGGGCATATATTCTAAAATCTGAATTTTCTATATTATCATTAAATTCTATCTCTATTTCTTTATTATCAAATCTACTAAAATTACAACTACCACTTGGTTGGTAATCTTCTGGATTTAAAGAAAAACTATATACATAAATAAAATTATTGGGTATAGAAGTATGTTTTTCAATTACATTATAAAAACGAAGTTCTTTACTTGTTAATTCAGGAGTTCTATCCTGTCCATTTAAAATTATTTTCGCAGATTTTATAGGGTCTTTAAAAGGTGTTTGTAAAGTTTTGCTAAAATTTAACCAATCATTTCCTTTATTGTTAGATTTAACTTTAACATTTTTATTTTGAACAAAAAATATTAATTCTAATACTGGGTGGTTAAAGTTTAGATTAAATCTCTTTATTTTTTCATTTGATAGTATATTATTATTAATACTATTCTGTACTTGTTTTATCAAATATTCATGACTTGATTGAGCAAAAGTTTTTCTTTCTTTAGAATCTAAATATACAAATTCAGTAGATAATTGACATTCCGTTATTTTATAATTTCCTACTGGGGCATTTCCATCACTACTTACCCATAATTTGTCAAATTCTTTAAATTTTATTCTTATTTCCACTTCACTATATTGCATCGCTACCATAGGAATAGCTTGACTAATATCATCCCCAAACCAAAAACTTAATGGAATTATATAAATACCTCCTTGGTTTCCAGAATAACTAGAATATGAATTAAACTGGTGACCTCCAACCATTTCATAATATGCTCTTTTCTTGGCTTCTATAATCCGTAATTCATTCCAAATATATAACCACTCCCCAGTGTGTCTATCAATTAATGTTCCACCCATATAAATTTCTATATAATCAATAATATTGTAACCTATAAAATTAATATAACTTACAGCATCACCATTTGGTATTAAGTTAGGAAGTTGTAAATGTAAATAAATATTTTTAATTAAATCACCTTTTTTAGGAATAAAAATTCTAGTCATTTTCCCAAAATCGGCATCCGTATCTAAAAAAAATTTATTATATTCAATACTAAAATTAGTATGTCTTTTATACACTTTTTTAAAAAAAGAGATTTGTGGGTTAGAAATAAAATATACATCTTGACCTCCTTTAGCAACTAAATCTAATAAAGCACCTCCCATTATTTATAATAAATATTATATTATCTTTTAATTTAAATAATAAATATTAGATAAATATAATGCCATTAACAATAGGTGATATAAAAACAGTTAAATTGGATGTTAATATAAACACTGTTAATACAGAGAATACAATATTTTTACCAGGAAAAGATTTTACTTATGGGAATACTACAGATATAGAGAATGATGATAACACTCAGTTTCTAGTAGTTTCCGCCAAACCACCTTCTAAAGTCATAGAAAACGACCAAAATGTAGAATTATTTCTTAAATATAAAAAAACAATAAACGAAGACGGTTTAGTAAAAAATGAAATAAATTGGGTAAAAGATTTGGAAAGTTTGGGAACTTTCCCAAATAAAATTTCTCAAACAATTTCTAGAAGTTTACCTGTTGGCGATTTTTTTACAGATGTTCAAACAAATGTAGATAATTATAATACATCAACTAATAATTATGATAATGATAATAATATTGGTGCGGATACAAAATATAAATGGATAAATTTAAGTGGTACTGTTATAGATATAGGATTACAACAACTTACTTGGAATATGAATAAACAATATTATAGTATCGATGATTCCCAAAGTATCAAAAATAAAAAATTAATGTTTAAATGTGAAAATCCTATAGATGAAAAATTAGGTTTTAGAATTAATTATTTACAGACAGAAAACAAAACAGAACAAAGTACCACTCGTAATGAAAACGATTATATATTTGAAGACCATATAGGTGATTTAAATTTAAACTGCTATAAAGTAAATTCAATAGAAATACTACCTGGTAAAAATAATAGAACAACTAATGTAGGTAATATAGAGTTTTATTTTGAATTAAAAAGTAATGTAATACCAAGCAATATTTTTAATAATGGAATAACAGAATTAACACTTAATATACCAAATACAAATCAAGAAAATAATGGCGAAAATTGTTTCACATATAATTGTTTTACTTATAATTGCGAATATCTAAATTGTCAACATTATAATATGTTTTATAATAAAAATAAATCTTTAACTAAAAAACTACAAACTATAACAAGTACTTCTGGGTCATTTGATTTATCTAATGTAATTAAAAACTATATTATACCTCCTGGAGACTATGAACTTGAAGGAGGTAAAGGAAGGAAATCTATGATAAATATTACTAATACAAATAATGATAATAGTGAAATAAATTTTACAATAAAGAATAGTGGTTATTTATACCAAGAAGGAGATTTTTTAAGAATTAAAGATAACAAATTGCGAAATTTAATGTTTTTTAGTGTTTCAGATATAAGTAATGATAATGAAAACTCTACTATAAGTAATTTGAAATTTACACAAGAATTTGTTAAAGCACATCATGGTAAAAGTAATACATTAAAATATGCCTTAGGAACCAAAGAATCTCTTTTAATAAAAGAACTAAATATTTCTGGCTCTACCCAATCTAAAATTTTAGTTAGATTAATAGAAATTTGTAAACCTTGGAAATACCCTAATACTAATACGTCCGGAACAAATATAGATGATGTAAAAGAAAAATATTCACAAAGAGTTATTAGAGAATTTTATTATTTTAATAGAACTAATATAAATGACGTTCACCATATTAATAAGTTAATTCATCCAGAAAGTGAAATTTATGTAGATATTCAAAAATTATTAGAAGTGGATGATGATGATTCTAAAGTTATGGATACACTAACTTTTACTCTGAATGGAATAAAAATTAATTTAAATGGTGAAGGAACATTAGATAATAATTTTATTATGCAAAGAGATATCTAAAAGTCGGCATCCAGTGTAAATGCCATATCTTGGGCTTTAACACCGACACCCGACTTCGAATAGTCCATTACTCTTTTTTCAAAGAAGTTTGTTTTACCTTCCATTGAAATCATTTCCATAAAATCAAATGGATTTTGTGAATTATAAATCTTAGAATACCCTAATTGAATAACTAATCTATCGGCAACAAATTCTATATATTGACTCATCAAATCCGAATTCATTCCTATTAATCTACAAGGAATACTATCCACAATAAACTCTTTTTCTATTTCTACCGATTCCTTAATAATTTTAATAATAATTTCTTCTGGTAATTTTTGTTCTAACATACTATATAAAAGACACGCAAATTCCGTATGTAATCCTTCATCTCTACTAATTAATTCATTACTAGATGTTAATCCAGGCATTAGTCCCCTTTTCTTTAACCAGAAAATAGCGCAAAAAGAACCACTGAAAAATATACCTTCAACTGCGGCAAAAGCAACTAATCTAGTGGCGAATGAACTATCATCACCAATCCATTTTAATGCCCAGTCAGCCTTTTTCTTAACCGAAGGAATAGTATCGATGGCATTAAAAAGTCTATTTTTTTCTACTTTATCCTTAACATAAGTATCTATTAAAAGAGAATATGTTTCTGAATGAATATTTTCCATAGCAATTTGAAACCCATAAAAACATTTAGCTTCAGGTAGTTGAATTTCATTCATAAATCTAATTCCTAAATTTTCTAAAACGATCCCATCACTACCAGCGAAAAATGCCAAGATATTCTTAATAAAGTGTTGTTCTTCTTTTTTTAATTTAGGCCAGTCGTTCAAATCCTTCCCCAAGTCTATCTCCTCTGCCGTCCAAATTAATGCCTGTGCTTTTTTATACATATCCCATACTTTAGGATGTTTAATAGGAAATAGCACAAATCGGTTTGGATTTTCTTGTAGAATTGGTTCTGTCATTTCTGTCATGTTGATATTGTTTATATAGATTTAATTTATATAGATTTAATTTCTTAAATTATTTAATTAATAAATAAAAATTGATTTTCAATTTTTTTCAGTATTATATTATACAAAAAATAACAATGCATCTTAAAATTAAAATTGACTCCACCTCAGAATATCTTCTACAATTATATCAAAACCATACTTCTTTTCACGAAGGAGATTCTGGGTTAGATTTATTTACACCAGAAGATGTTTTAATTCCACCTAAATCAAAAGGCACTATCGATACAGGTGTAAAGTGTGCGGCATATTTTTATGTCAACGATATAGAAAAACCTACATCATTTTGGATGCTCCCCCGTTCTTCAGTCGCTACTAAAACACCTCTTATTCTCGCTAATTCTATGGGACTAATTGATGCTGGTTATAGAGGGAATCTTATGGGGGTTTTCTATAATACAAGCGATGAACCATTCCTAGTAGAAAAAGGAACTAGAGTTCTTCAAATCTGTGGTCCTTTACTTTCATCTGTTTCATTTGAATTGGTGGAATGTCTAAGTGAAACAAGTAGAGGAACTGGAGGATATGGTAGTACTGGTAAATAGATTAATTAAAATTATATTAGTAGATTAATTAAAATTATATTAGTAGATTAATTAAAATTATATAGTTTTCGAGACTATTTAAAAATTTGATTTTTTAATTTACTAATATAATTAACAATGGAACATATACATAATATTAAAGATAATATTCTAAATTTTTTAGAATCTTCTTCGCCCCAAACTTTAGTAGATGTCCTTACACTATCTTCCAATAGTTATTATAATACAGATATCAGTTTAATTACAGATGAGGAATATGATAGAATTTATGAAAAATTACAAGATTCTGATCCTTCCAATAGTTATTTAAAATTTGTAGGTGCCGTAGTTAAAGGAAACAAGGTTAAACTTCCTTATTGGATAGGTAGTATGAATAAAAAAAAAACATTAGACGAAGTTGAAAAATGGTATTCTAAATATCCTGGAGAGGTTATTATATCAGATAAATTAGACGGTAAATCATTTATCTTGGAAGTAAAGGAAAGTGGTAATCAGTTATTTTCCAGAGGTAATGGAAATGAAGGTAAAGATATAAGTTATATATTGGATTATATTGATATTCCTAAATTTTCTGGAAAGGAATTAGTAATTAGAGGAGAAATATTAATATCTAAAGAAAACTTTTTAAAGATTAAAGGTGATGCCGTAAATACTAGAAGTTTTATTTCTGGTATTTCCAATTTAAAAAATATTGAAGAAAATAAAAAACACGATTTAAAATTAGTTGATTTAGTTTGTTTCGAAGTTATTTCTCCAGAAATGGAACCATCCAAGCAATTTAGTTTATTAAAAGATATGAATTTTAATGTAGTTTTTAACAAAATGGAAGCCACTATAGATTTTAAATTTTTGGAAACAACTCTTATAGAAAGAAAAAAGAATTCGATTTATGATATAGATGGTATTATCGTTTGTCAAAATAAGATTTATGTAAGAAATACTGAAAAGAATCCAAAACACGCCATCGCTTTTAAAATGGATATGGAATTTGCCTTTTCAACTGTTTTAGATGTTAAGTGGAATTTAAGTAAACATGGTAAATTAAAACCTCTTGTTCTTATAGAACCTGTATCTCTTAATGGAACTACCGTTAAAGCGGCGACTGGTAATAATGCGGCATTTATAAAAAAACATAAATTAGGACCTGGAACAAAAGTTAAAATTATAAAGAGTGGTGAAATTATTCCTAAAATAGTAGAAGTATATGGTGGTAAAGAACCTCTTTGGCCCGATTGTGATTATGAATGGAATTCTACAGAAAAAGAGATTTTAATGATTAATTTAGATGATAATGATGATGTAAAAATTAAGAGAATTACTAGTTTCTTTAAAACTATCGGTGTAGAACATATAGGACCTGGTATTTATAAGAAATTATATGATAATGGATATAATACTATTAATAAAATTATTAAAATTAAAAAAGAAGAATTATTGGAATTACCTGGAATTAAAGAAAAGAGTTCATGTAATATTTTAGAAAATCTAAATAAGATATTGGATAAACCAATTAAAGTAGAAAAGATAGTTTCTGGAAGTTGTATAATGGGAACAGGACTTGGTATGAGGATTTTAGAAAAAATTTTAAACAGTTTTCCAAATATTTTTAGCACCACAATAGACATTTTTCTAGAACAATTAGTGGAGATACCATCTATTGAAGAAAAAACTGCCAATAAAATATTAAATAAATTACCAGAAATTAGGAAATTTATTATAGAACATCCGCGTTTATCCTTGGAAGGACAAAATAATTTAACTGGTAGTAATAATTTAACTGGTAGTAATAATTTAACTGGTAGTAATAATTTAACTGGTAGTAATAATTTAACTGGTAGTAATAATTTAACTGGTAGTAAAAAAAAACATATTATTAAAAATAAAACTGTTAGTAATTATTTAACTGGTAAAAACATTGTTATTACTGGTAAAAGAGATAAATCTATATTGGAACTTATTGAAAAATATGGAGGAAAATTACAACCTGCTATAAATAAAAAGACACATATTTTAATTACTGATGATAAAGATGGAAAAGGTAGTAAAATAACAAAAGCAAAAGAAATGAATATTGAAATATTTAATGGAGACGAAATAAAATTAAAAATATTTGTATAAAATATATGGTACGTGGAACTAAAAAAAATAGTAACGACAAATCTAGAAGATTTCGCGATATCAAAGAAGGGGATTGTATTTTTCCATTTATATATGAAGGGAAACTATTTGATGGATGTATCCCAGATACTATTAAAAAAAAATATAATGGGACACGGTGCGCAACTGAAATAGATAAAGATAAAACACTTACTAAATGGGGATATTGTCCAACAACAAAAAAGAAAGGTTCTGTAAAAAAGAAAGGTTCTACAAAAAAAACTAAAAGTAAAACTAAAAGTAAATTATTTTCTATTCCAGAAACAATTTCGGTAGATTCTTTAAGACTTCCTAAATGGTATAATAATAGTTGTTTTTTGGATAGTGTGATTGTGTGTTTATTGCTTAGACCAAATCCATATCTTTTACATAGATTATTGGAAAAACCTATATCTCAATTTTCCTTATCTCCTGGTAAATTTACAGAAACTATACATAAAGAAAAAACCGTAGAATTAAATTCCAGATGTTCGGTAGAGTCCAGAGAAAAAATAAGAGCAGGATTAATAAATATTATAAATTATTTTCACGATAATATTAAAGATAATAAGATAATTAATCATAAATCTAAATCTGGTACTAAATTTTCTAGGAGAATAAGAAATTTTAGAGATTCCTTAAGTGGTTGTATTTTAAGAACATATGAGGATTTTACTGGAAGTGACCAAAGAGAAGCCAATGAATTTCTTAAATATTTATTTGCTATATTCCCAGATGAAGATAGACCCAATCTATCAGAAACTGTCTATTTTACAAATGATATTAAAACCAAAATAGATACAGAAAAAGATATAACTAAGTTAAAAGGAGGTGGTTGTATAAGCAAAAATAATCAAACCACCGATATTTATTATTTTGTATCCCCATCAGATATTATGATGGTAGATGAAACTACCTACTTGTCTAATTTTCTTACAAGTAAAGATGATTCTTTGCGACCTGAAGGTTCTAAATTTTTATGCTCTTCCAAAGATTATAAAAGAACTATTAAATTTAAAAAATTTGAAGAAAATAGATATATTATATTTGATTTAAGTAGGGCATTAGGAGATGACTTTCTAGATAATGATATTTTACCAGATGAAGAAATAGAATTGTCTAACGGTAAAAAGTTTAAATTCGTTTCATCTGTTTATAGAACACCTGGTTTAGGTGGCGCTCATTTTACATCATTTATACTTTTAAATGATATATGGCATTATTATGATGATAATCCAGGAGGGAAAAATCCTAAATTTGAAGAAATTGGTGATTATACCGATTTACTTATGTATGATGATAAGATTATGAAATGTGTGATGTATTTTTATGAACCGATTTAAATACTATTATTAAATTTAACGCAACTTTTTAATAAATTTAACGCAACTTTTTAATAAATTTAACGATTAAATTATAATAGAAAATATTAAATATTTATTTTCTATTACAATTATAAATGGATACTCCCCTAAGTAAAATGGACCAACTTAAGAATTCTGGGAAAAACGCAAAAGAAAAAATAAGTAATATGGCGAGTTCTGCTGGCGATGGCATTATGAGTTTGCTTAAAAATTCAAATACAACACCTCCTCCAAAATTGACCGAATTGGAAATTAATAAACAAAAGATGGAATCTCAAGTTATTTTTTTTATTTTTCTTCTAATTGGTATTTTATTATTTGTAGGTTTAGTATTTGTTTCTAAAACTTTTAGGGTTTATACCACACTCCATAAATTAGAAATATACCAATCAAATGAAATAAATCAACAATCTATTTTTACTATCTTTAAAACTGGAGATAAAAAATTAAAAAATTTCTATGTAGCTAGTGCCTATAGACCATACGTATGTTATTACCATAAATATGATTATTGTAGTTTGGAAGTTTTCGAACAAGTTTTATGTGCGGGACCTAGGATGATTGAACTGGAAATTTTCAATGATAGTTTTAGTGTGGATGTTGAACCAGTTGTTTCTACGGGAACACACGATGGAGAATGGAAGTTAGCAATGAATTCTTTACCATTAACTGATGTATTGAAATCTATAGCAAAAACTGTATTTAATAATAAGTATATGAATGAATTATATGAAGACCCATTTATTATTTATTTAAATCTTAAAGTTAATAGAAATTTAAAATGTTTAGAAAAAATAAGTAAATATATTTACCAAATTTTAGGACAATATTTATTAGGTATAGAATATTCATATAATTCAAATAAAACAAATTCTAAATTTAGCGATATAACTTTATCTAAAATTAAAAGTAAAATTGTTATCTTGGCAAATTCTGGTTTTGAGGGAACTCCGTTAGAAGAAATTGTAAATTATAGCACCGCATCAGACTATACTTTGAAAAATAATCCAGAACAGTATAGAATTTTATATTTGAAAAATAGTGATATAGTAGAAAAGGAAGAAGATATAGAAGAATATAGTAATACTACTTATTATAAAGTTGAAGCCGAAAATTTAAAAAATTATAATAAATGCGGTTTCACTATTTTATCGCCAAACTCTGAAGAATATTCTGGATTTTTAGATGGAATATCTCCAAGAAATCCTGAACCACAAACTGCTTTAGAAACAGGGTGTCAATTTATTATGATGAATTATCAAATGATAGATACTAATATGAGCAATTATACCTATATATTTAAAGATTCAAGTTTTGTAGAAAAAAGCCTGGAACTAATAGGAGGGGATTGTAATAAAAAATTCTCTAGTATAAAAACACAACAGTTGGAACATACTGATAGAGAAGTAGTTTACACATATGTAACTCCACCAGAGAGTATAAAAAATGATAACTAAATTATTTTCTTTGTTTTTATTAAATGAATTTAGATAAAATGGCATATTTGGCATTAGGGTGTTTTACTAGTTTATTAATAATTCTAGTAATCGTATTTGGAACATATGGTTCTAATATTAGCAAAGACCCTACATTTATTTCCTTTTTTAAATGGTATATTTTCCTTTTCGTATTTAACTTATTTAATATTCTGGTTACTTTGATTTTCCATTATATTATGGCGGAAATTCCAGGAGTCCAAGGTTTAAAAGGATATACTGGAGATAAGGGACTACCTGGTGAAAGTGGTAAATGCTTTTGCGACACAGACAAAGATGGCACACCAGAAAATATAAAATCATTAGATATTACCGACGATATCCATACTAGAGATTTTATAGAACAATTTGCTAGTGGTGATAGAATTGGTACAATGATTTATCATGGTGACGAAAGTACATCTCTAAACGCTGAAGCTTTAAAGGAGAATAAAGAGTGTGCTGCTGCTGCTGATGCTGCTGCTGCTGCTGATGCTAGTGATGCTGCTGTGTTGGCTGCAAATGCTAAGTTGGATGCTACTGCTGCTGCTGCTGCTGCTACTGCTGCTACTGCTGATGCTGCTGAAAAATATAAAGAAATAATTAAATATTTTATGAATGCAAATAAACAATACCAACACCAAACCATTATGGAGGCGTTGGGGAAGGTGGTGGACGCTGATAAATTAGGGGAATATTTGGTCGCCCAGGATGAGAATTGTGTGTTATACGAAGAACTCTCTGACACGAATTGTAATGGAATAGATACGATATTTTCATAAAAGATATTTTCATAAAAGATATTTCATTTAAAAGATATTTTCAATTATAAGATATTTTCATTATAAGATATTTCATTTATAAGATATTTCATTTATAAGATATTTCATTTATAAGATATTTCATTTATAAGATATTTCATTTATAAGATATTTCATTTATAAGATATTTCATTTATAAGATATTTCATAAAAGATATATTTCATTTTTTAAGATAATTTTGGTTAAAATATTATCTTATAGAATATTAAATTTAAACTATGGAACAGACAAAGGAAACATTTCTAAAAGGTAAAGACACATTTCTAAAAGGTAAAGACACATTTCTAAAAGGTAAAGACACATTTCTAAAAGGTAAAGACAAAATAGTAGATATTGGTAAAAATGTAATGGAAATGAGTGAAACTATAGTATCTAAAACGATGAATTTAAAAGCAAAAGACATAGGGAAAAAAATATTTGATAATATGATTTGGGTATTTGTTTTAGTGGGTGTGTTAATTTTGGTATATCTTTCCTATATCCTTACACAATCTTTTAATATTGATTCCAAAATCCAATTGATGAATAAGGAATATAATATTTCCAGAAAAGTTAATTTAGAGACTCCTTCCGAATCAGGTAATGAAGAAGTATTTGATGAAATAAAAATAGATAAACATTCTTTATGTGATGTTTTCATATGTAGTTCATCCAAATCGTATCTATCTGGAAGGCAAGTTTTTGATTATGTTAGTAAAGAAATGTTCTTTGAAAATATTAAATTGGGCGCCAGATATGTAGAATTAGATTTATTCGAGGATAAAGGTAATATAGTAGTTTCGAATGGTTTATTAAAAGGGAATTGGAAACTTACATTAAATTCTATATTTTTTGAAGATTTTTGTAGAGATATAGGAACGAGAGTATTCAATAAAGATTATACGCCAAATTATGACGACCCATTCATTCTTTTTCTAGGGTTGAATTTAGATAAAGACAAAATTAACTATGTAGCTAAAATTATAAAAAATACATTAGAAAAGTATCTAATAGGTTCGGCATTTTCGATAAATGGTAAAATGAATGTTTTAGAAACACCATTAAAAGACTTATTAGGGAAAATAATTATTATTACTGATGGTAAAATATCTAATACTGAAATGCTGGATTGTGTTCATTTACGAATTGGAAATAAGGTTAGACGAATGACGTATGACACTTATCTTCTACATGATAAGGAAAAATTAAAACAATTTAATAAAACTGGATTAAGTATTGTTACGCCAAATCCTAATTTATCAAGTATGAATTATAATCCAGAAAAAGTATTTGATAGTGGATGCCAGATTATATCACTCAATTTTCAATATGTAAACGAACATATGAAAGCATATTTAACCAAATTTCAAGAGAAAAGTTTTATTATCAAACCTTTCGAATTTACTAAATTTAGCGATTTACCACAAAGAGGATATGACCCAGAAAAAATAGCTTATTACGAAAACTATGAGATTTTAAAGGCAGAAACTGGTGGATCTGTTTCCCACGATTATAATACGGATGGAGATAGTATTTTTTTTAAAAATAATATGGGATATGAAAAACCGAATTTAAAACATGGGTGCTGTACTATTTTTGCTTCTGATGATGATGTTGACAAAGCATATCCTAAAGTTTTAGATACAGATAAGTCTATAACAAATACGTCTATAACAAATACGTCTATTAATAATATGCTTATAAAATTACAAGAATTACACATTCATCCTGATGAAAATTATAATAAATTACTAGAAAATTATAGCGAAATGACTATAGAAGAAGCGTCTCAATTTAAAACAATGATAGGTTATGGAGAAATAATTATTATTTCATCATCTCAATCAGAAGAACCCGAAATAGAATCACTATTACCGTCGCCGTCGCAGTCGCCGTCGCAGTCGCCGTCGCAGTCGCCGTCACAATCGTCGTCACAATCGCCGTCACAATCGTCTTCGCAATATAAACAAATAAAAACATATAATACTAGTCAATTGGATTTAAAATATTTTATTCTTAATAAACAATTAAAAAAAGTATTTCAAGATAAACGAGAAGAATTATTTAAAGCGGGAATGAAAGACCCTTGTCATGGATTAGATGATAAATGTAGTAGTAATCCAATGTGCTATTTTAAACCATATCAATTGAAGGATACATCTAGTTCACCAGGAACATCAACTGAATTAGATGCACAATATAACCCTATATCTAAAAAATGTAATGATGGGAGAATTATTTATAAAGACACAAGTAATAATTATGTAGTGATAAATAAAAATGGAACGAACTTTAATAAAGCAACTACTGTTACTGATATTAATTACGAAAAACTATGTTCAGGCACAGTAGTAGATGTAAGTGATTATACTAATGATGAAACTGAATTTTCTTTAAATACCCGATGCGAAAGTTCTTTATCAAGTATCCCATATCCAAAGTTATGTCTTCCAAAATATATCGCGCCAAATAGAAATATGTGTTTAACTTATAATAAAGATAAACAATTTATTGATTCTAAAGGAATTAGGCAAATATTCCACGAAACTATGACTAGACCTGGATTTTCGGGTAAATGGAATTCTTATTTAGGACCTATCGTAATACCAAATGATTTTAATAACCAATGTGAATTTATTTTTACTACAGATTTCGATAGTAAAATTTTTACTATGTTTATGGTGAATGGTGATGGAGAATATTTTAATAATACAAATAATTTTATAGGGGAGGATAATACTTACACACTTAGAGCAAAGGGAACATTTGTCGACCCAGCACTTAGAAATTTAGAAAAAGAAAATAATCTTCCAGAAATGCCTTATCATGGATATGTAGAAATGAAGATGGGTGAATCAAATAAATCAAATAGAGATGAATGTAGAAATAATAAATTTGAAGGTATTTATAAATATAGTGATTTAGTATTTGATAAATCTATTAATGATAATGTACCTATAGATTTATATACCAAATTAATTGAAAAAATATTTGAAAACACTTATACTGGAGAGGGTTTCGTATTAGGATATAATAAAAAAAAAGATGCAGAAGGTAATACTAATAATTACTGTTATAAAGTTATGTCGAGTGATTGTATAGATAATATGGGTCCAGCGATAAGTTTTAATAGACCTGAAGATAATGTTCCATCATACATTTATGCAGACGCTATAACGGAATCACCATCTGAATCAAATTCATACTTGATAGGTCAACTAAAAGAAATGGACTTTGAATTTACTGAAGAAGAATTAGAAAATGACCCAAAACTTAAAAAGAGATTAATAGGGATGGTAAGTGCTTCAAGTGACTCTAGTGAAATTGAAGTGTATAATTATAATAATAGACAAAAATCTATTAAAGATTTCGATGAAAAACAACGTGCTAAACTGCTTGCTGAAAAAGCAATGGCAGCTAAAAAAAAGGCCGAAAATGAAAATGCCCAAAAAAAAAAAGAAATCGCTAAAAAAGCAGAATTATTTATTTATACTACAAACGAGTCGTCAAATATTATAAAAAAACCAGGAGATACTATAAGAATTAGTGGCGTAAATGACGAACCATTTTGTTTACAAACTAAAATAACTGATATAGAAGCTGGAAATTGTAGCGATGGTAAATGTGGAGCAAGTGTCGCTTATATTGCTGATTGTAAGAATTCTTTGGGGGGAGAACCTTATTGTGGAAATATATATGCCTCGCATAATATTGAAATAGTCGATGATGGATCCACTGGAGATGATAGAGTTCAAACGATACGTTCTCTTAATAGTGGGACTGATAATTTAGTGGATGCCTGTCTTAGTTATAATGATAACGGAGATGTTTTATATGGTCAATGTAATACTAATAAGAATGAAGATGAATCTATTAAAAATAAGTGGAGAGTCTCCAGATTAAAAGATGCCACAAATTATAATTTAAAATCAATAGATGGGAAATGTTTAACTCGCGTTCCATATGAAGATAAAGAAGCGGGAGATTTAATAGACGGACTTTATGAAAAAAATGAACTTTTAAAACAATCATTTTCGTCAACAAAAATGATGGAATGTTCAGATGATAAAAATCAATTATTTGATATTAAGTATATGGGTGATGTAGAAAATTGCGGCAATGATACGGGATATAAAGCAATTGATGTCGCCAAGACATTGGATAAGAGTTATGGGGCTGACGGAGGTAGTGCTATTATGAGATAATTATACAAGTTTTCTATATCTTAATTTTTTTTTAGAATTATTCGTTTCAAAATTACTGGTGATTTTATTAATAGATTTTTTTATTTTGTTAATTTTTGTAAATATTAAATGAACTTCGGCAAATTTACCATCTGATGGAACTATATAATAACCTTTGGCATTAGATAATTTCATTCCTATTGCCGTAAATAATTGACCCAACTTATCATCTTTTACTTTAGGTTCTGAAAATATTGTCAAGTTATTACTCTCTCCAAAATCTTTTAATTTTAATGAAGTTTTTTTTAATTCATTTGGTATATATCTATTACCCCAGGCAAATCTCCAGGTATTTGATTGATTGGCGTAAGTTCCTATAATTTGAAATTGTGCTTCAACGAATGCGATATTTGTTTCACTATCAAATACATAGAATTTCTTATGGTGTGGGAAAAAAATTATTTTATTATTTTTCTTACCGAAATTATATTTTTTTAACATTATTTTTTGCTTTTTTTTCATATTATCTAAACACGTATCTATAAATACTTTTAGTTTCTCTTTTGATAATTTTAAATTATTATTTATGTGTGATTTAGAAAGTTTCTTAGTTTTAGTCATTTAATATTATAAAATAAATTTTTTTTGAATTAATTTATAATTAAATTATTAAATAATATATAATTTTGAAGTATCCCATTCTCCTATATATTTATTAAATTTAATGGCATTATTAAACATACTACTCATATTTGTTACATTTAAAGTTTTCCAATTTCCTATATCTTGATTAAAATTAGTGGCATTACTAAACATTCTACTCATATTCGTTACATTTGAAGTTTCCCAATTTCCTATAAATTTATTAAAATTAGTGGCATTATTAAACATACGATACATAGTAGAAACATTAGAAGTATCCCAATTACCAATATCTTGATTAAAATTATTGGCATTATGAAACATATTACTCATATCATTTACATTTGAAGTATTCCAATTACCAATATCTTGATTAAAATATTTTTTATTTATAAATAATGAAGACATATCAGTTATATTTGAAGTATCCCATAAACTAATATGACCATACCTTTTTAATGATTTACTAGAAAACCATAAATATAATATTTTTTTAAATTCTTTATTATCTTTAAATTTATAAAAAATTTGTGATTTAATATGATAAAATAAACTTACTTCGTATAAATATATTTTGGTTATTAACTCCCGTAAATCATCCACACTAGGATTAACGTATAATTCCATTATAAATTAATAAGAAAATACTTTTACACATTGAAGATTTAAAATGGGACAAAGTCCCATTAAATCTAATGGTAACATTACCGATAAATGAATTAACAGGCACGCAAAGTGTGCCGATTTAAATCTTCATCGGTGTAAATAATATATCATTATTTACTATATACTTTATTTTTCTGGTTAGATAAACTATATAATAAAAAATTGAATTAATATTATTAATAAAAACAAATTTTCAAAAACAAACGACTCTACACAACAACAAGACAAACACAACAAGCCAAACAAGACAAGACAAACATGCCAAACAATATGAATAATTTGTTTCTAACTTCTAAAAATAAAGTAAAACAACAAGCGGCTAACCAAATCCTAAATAAATTAAAATTCAGTGGTATTGAATGCGTTGAATCAGAATCGGGTGTTGAAGGAGGGCAACCATACGGTTTAATTGAAACAAAAGAAGGTTGTATTAATAGAACAGATCAATTTAAAAATGGGGAAGATTTTATATCTATAGAAAATGGTTTCGTAAAAGAGAGTGATGATGAATGGTATGATATTGCTTACATTTATATTAGAATTAATGATATAATTTATGATGGTTGGTCTGAAAAGAGGTACTTCCCAAGTATTTTATTTAATGATATTGAAAAATTAATCAAACATTTTGAAGAAAACTCTATAACAAGAACAAAACAATTGGACGATAGTGTTTCGGTAATAATTAAAAGTATAAAAGTATAAAAGTATAAAAGTATAAAAATATAAAAGTATAAAAATATAAAAGTATAAAAATATAAAAGTATAAAAATATAAAAAGTATAAAAAGTATAAAAATATAAAAAGTATAAAAATATAAAAAGTATAAAAATATAAAAGTATAAAAATATAAAAAGTATTAACTATTTTAATTAATATTTTTATTTTTTATTTATTTAATATATTAATTAAATATATATGGCTCAAAATACAAATACCGCACCTATACAATTTAAATGTCCCAAAGGTAAATCATATATACCAGAAAATAATATAGAACAATATCAATTCCAATTAAAACATAGTTTATTGGCACATAATATAGAAAAGAATCCAGGGAAATATTGCTATATAAATGATACTAAATTTGGAGAAGTTTCAGGATGTTCAAATGAAACACAAAAACTAAATTATACAACCACAAATATAATACAAAAAATATCAAACGATAGTTTTAGTAAAAGAAACTTTATTTATGACCATAATTATGTTAGTCAACCACCACATTATAATATGGAAAATACACTAACTACATGTCAACTTTCCGAATTGAAACACATTGATGAAAGGGACTTATACAAATAAACTTTTTGACGAAATCGTAGATTTCTAAACAGAAAAAAGTTTTATCAAAAAGGTGTTATAATGTTTAGAAAGGTTTTAGACAGGTTTTATAAAGGTTTATTATAAAGGTGGTTTATCATTGAATAAATTATTATTTTCAAAATTTGTAAATCTTTTTAAAACATAGTCTTCTATTATTTTCATTTGTTTAAAATATTTTTTTTTATTTATATTATTTTTTTTTAAAATATCAATAATCATATGTTTTTCTAATTCAAAATCTATAAAATTATTATTAAAATAATTTATACAGTAACCTTCATCTATTATTTTTATTTCATCATTTTTACTATGACTAAATGGTATGTTTGCTTTTGCACCAATACAGTTTTTTAATTCAGTAATTAAATTTTCATTTTCATTTTCATTTTCATTTTCATTTTCATTTTCATTATTTATTAAAATAATAAATTTATTAATACTTTTTATTTGTTTATTTTTTAATTTTGTATTTAATGATTTAATTATTAAATTATTTAAACTCCTAGTATGAATATGTAATAATACAGATTCATTATATGACGAGTTTGTTATTAAATGTTTTGCAGAGTTTTTTAATAAAATTTTATTTTCAAAATAAATACATAATGGTTCTTTAATTTTAACCATATGTGGATGATATACGGATGTTAAATATTTAACACGCGTCATTGTTTTTATATGGTTGTTTTTAAAAATTTTATAATTTCTTATTATATCTTTAAAATTTTCTATTTTATAATTATCATATTTTTCAATCATTGCCCATCTAAAATAAAATGTATTTATTTTATTATTTGTATTTATTTTTTCATTAATGTAATCTTTAATATTTTTATAATTTTTTATTAATAAAAATTCATCCATATCTACTATTAATACCCAATCATATTGTTTACTTATTTTATTTGTATATAGTGATAATAATTCATTTCCTAAATTTTCAGTCTGGTGTATTTCAATATAATCCTTATAATCTTCTAGATTATCATATTTAATTTTATCTGCTTTTAAAATTATTATTTTATCAAAACCTAAATTAATATAATATTCAATAAAAAATAATATATAAGGATGTTCTAAAAAAGATCTAACATAAACACAACATTTCATATTATAATACTATTTTTTAAATTATGGTATAAACAACCAAAAATTATCAATCTCCTTAAATAAGCGCCATAACTATTATCTATTTGTGTCAGGAGTATTCTTAGTTACATATAGATATATAGTATTTTCTTCAGAAACCCATATTCGTCGTCGGAAAATTTTCCTTAAAATTAGTTATTTTTATTAACCATTACATTAATAATTTTTTTCTTTTTTTTCTTTTTATTTAATTTTTCTTCAATTTCCGAAATTAAACTAACGGTTTTATTAGATTCCTCATTAATGGTGTCAGTTACCCTAATAGGAATTTTAGCTACGGTAGATTTTCCGCTTCCAAGAATTAAAGTATCTATTTGCGAAACCATATCTTGTTTTCCCTGTGATATTTCCTCTAAATTTTTTTTTTCTTTTTCTTTAGGTGTTAAATCTCTAGGATTTTCTTTTGATTTTAGATATTTTGGTTTTTTTTTATTTGGGAAATCTTCCAACATAGATAAATCTTGATATTTAGTTACTACATAGGTTGCTTCCAGTTTTATTTTAGAATTAACTGCGTCGCTAGTAAAGTTTTCATTTACTTTTTTTTCTTTATATAATAAATTAATATTTCCACATGCTTGAATCAAAATATGATACCTATCTATAATAGGATTTTTTTCAACAAAATCATAATTCATTTGGATTGATAATAAATCTAACGCATTTAAAATTAAATTAATTCGTTTTCTTTTTTTACTTTCTGTAAATTTCATTTTAAAAAATTCATATAGACTTCTAATCTGTTTAGTTAGAATTTCGTTATTTTTATTATTAGTTTCATATAGTATAACCTCCCAAATTATCCATATAAAATCACGACAATATTTTTTATCTATTCCACTTATATCTCTAATAGAACAAATTAATTCTCCTTTTTTTTTCTGGATATTTTTTTCCCATTCTAATGCCCAACTCAACCAATATACTAAGTTATTTAATTTAAATCTACTCTCTTCTATATTATAAAAGAATTCATTTATTATAATTCTTAATTCATTTGGGTCATCCGCCATAACAAACTTTTCGGCACCATCGAAAGTTTTTGCCAATAATCTTTTTTGAAATCCTTCTAATAAAAATTCCGTTGGTGTAATTTTAACTAAATTATTCGGTTTTCTAGTCTTGGTACTCATAATTATAATACATACTAACTCGCAAAATAAATTTCTAACTTCTTGACTATTTCTCAATTCTAAATAATTATTTTTATAAACATCTATTTTTTTTAACTTTAAAAATTTCACTATTCTTAAAAATAATGTATATGGTAATAATGGGTTATGGACACCTATATATTTAGATATATAATTAATTAATCTATCCCATAAGTCTTCATAATAACCGGAAATTACTATCTCGACACACCATTGACACGATTCTTCTAGTTTATTTTCATCTAATGATTTGAAAAAAATATCAAACACATCTTTTCTAGAATAACCGCTAAAAGTTTTTTTTCTAAAATCTTCTGTTTTTCTAATATCATTAATTAAAAAATTAGAAGGAACATCCATTTAATTTTTTAATTTATAAAATTTTTAAATAATAAACTAATATTATAAGAATTAAACTAATATATTATAAAGAATTAAAATTGCTGATATACTTATAAGATTGTTTAAAAAAATAAATAGAATTATTAAGATATTCTAAAAGACTAGATGATTCCAATTTAGAAGAACTATATGTAGATAAACTACTACTAATATATTCAAATTCTTTCAAATTTTTATTTTTTTGTAAATCTTTCTTTATTTGAAAACTTCTATTAAAATAATTATCGTCCATATTCATATTAATTTTAATAAAACTATTATCTATGCTTTCATTTAAATCCATATCAGTATCCATTTGATTTCTATCTTCATAACTATCATAAAAAATATCATTTTCACTTAAAAAAGAATCTAAAGATGATTTACTACCAGAATCTTCTAAATGAAAATTAAATTTTAAACTTAAGTCTAGGTCTAAATCATTTTTTACATTATGTAAAACAGAATTAGTATTTGATGTAACTAAAGTAGTATCTTTTTTAATAAAAGATTCTTGACTTAAAAAAAAACTATTTGAATTATTTTGTATAATATCATTCATTTCACTAAAACTATTCATTTTACTTATTTCCATTAGCATATCTTCCCTTTCTTTAAACTCTGACTTAAGCCATGGATGATTAAAAAAATCCTGCCAAGATATTCTTTCATCAGGATTTTTTTTTAGAAGTTTAAAAAGCAAATCTTCGCATTCTGGAGTAATACTTATATCTTTGGGAATTTTTACTTCACTCGAATTAATCTGTTTTATTAAATCAAAAATATTTTTTGCTACAAATGGAGTTTTACCAAATAACATCTCATAAAAAATAACACCTACCGACCATAAATCTGATTTATAATCGTATTTTTTTTTATTCATTATTTCTGGTGCCATATATAATGGACTACCACATAGCGTTTGTATTACCATATCATTATCAAAATATCTCGCAAAACCAAAATCAGTAATTTTTATATCTCCCAAATTATTTACCAAAATATTTTGGGGTTTTAAATCCCTATGAATTATTTTATTTTCTAGTAAATATTTTAATCCAGAAGATAATTGTTGGAGATATTTTCTAGCAAATTTCTCTTTTAAAGGTCTTTTGTTAAGAAACTTTGAAAAATCACCTCTTTTAAAATAGTCTAAAACTAAATAAATATTATCAGTAGAATCATCTATAATTGTATCATATAATTTAACAATATTAGGATGTCTCAAATTTTTCATAATTTTAGTTTCCCTTTTAATAGAATCTTTATACTTTGAATTGGTTTCTAAGCGAATCTCTTTAATGGCTACCACCTTCTTCGTTTTTATATTATACCCCTTATAAATATTAGAAAATGCGCCTTTACCTATCCTTTTTTTAAAAATAATATAATTTTTAACTTGGAAGGTGGCATCCCGATTAGACATTTTAAGATATGCTTAATATATAATTAGATATAAATCATTAAAATTTATCTAGATTATTAAAATTTATCTAGATTATTAAAATTTATCTAGATTATTAAAATTTATCTAGATTATTAAAATTTATCTAGATTATTAAAATTTATCTAGATTATTAAAAAAAATTTATTAAATATAATAATATAACTAATAAACTTAAATTAAGAAAGGTAAAATATAAAGATTTATTGGGTACTTTCCGGAACAGTAAAGTGATGAGATAGATACTTGTTAAGTTCAACGAAAGTAATAGTTTTAATAGGAGTCATATTAAGAACCCTTCCTAATTTCTTGTTAGGAGTAAATTGCCTTTTGTTCTCGGCATTTTGAAGTCCCTCGGTTCGAACAGCATTTGAAACAAGTTTCATAGATTCAGATTTAGTTAATTGAGTCCCAGCATCCTTCCCAAGATACTTAAGAAGTTCTGATGAAATATTCATAGGGTCGTGCATAACAGTATGCTTCTTAACCTTCTTTGGTTTACACGCCTGTTTATAAGTACGATGTAATTCTTTTACATGAGTTTGAAGTGTTTTCGCATTTGTAGACATTCCAGATAATTCTTCACAAATTTCTTTGAATTGATCTTCGATAGAAACTTCTGGAGTTTCAGTAGTTTCGGTAGTTTGGAGGGTTGGATTAGAGGCAGACATTTTTATTATACTTTTTAATGATAAGTATTCTTTAAGTAATTTTTTTAAAATATATTTTTATTAAGGTTTTTTCCTTTCAAATAAAATACCCAAGTTATTATTTAATTCATCAAATAATTTATATATAGATAAAATATTCTCTTTTAATTGGTTCATATTAATTATTATATCTGTTTTTCTTTGTAAATCTTTTTTTTTTGTTTTATTTATAAATGTAGTTAAGTTTTGAACAGATTCCTCGTCCTTACCTAAATCTTTTAGCATTCTTATAATTTCCTTCTCTTCTAATCCCATATCTGAAAATAATGCTTTTAATATTTTTCTAAGACCCTGCTTACTCATTTTTATTTCACTAGACGCATTATTAAAATCCGGCATATTACCTATCAAAGACCTATTCATTTTTTTACTTTTTCCTTTAGTTTGGTTAATTTTGCCTTTAGTTTGGTTACTTTTTCCTTTAGTTTGGTTACTTTTTCCTTTAGTTTGGTTACTTTTTCCTTTAGTTTGGTTAATTTTTCCTTTAGTTTGGTTACTTTTTCCTTTAGTTTGGTTACTTTTTCCTATACCTTTATTACTTATACCTTTACTTTTAGATTTATTACTTATACCTTTACTTTTAGATTTATTACTTATACCTTTACTTTTAGTTTGGTTACTTATACCTATGCTTTTATTACTTATACCTATGCTTTTATTACTTATACCTTTGCTTTTATTACCTATGCTTTTAGTTTGGTTTCCTATGCTATTTGTTTTTTTCCCCATACCAAGTATTTGTTTTGGTTCCATATTAATATTAAACGAGAAATTTATTTATAATTTATTTATTTATTAATTTATTAATTTTTTTATTATTTTTTGATAATTTATATTGGTTTCTATCCATATCTATTTCAACTTTATCTAATTTATTATTTTGATTTTCTAAATTTTCATTCATTTCTATACTTATATTTTTTAATCTTTCTATTTTTTTAAAAACATCATTATTTCTAATTCCTAAAGTATCATCGTAGATAAGTGTATCATCGTAGATAAGTGTATCATCGTAGATAAGTGTATCATCGTAGATACAATTATTTGTTTTTAAAACAATTTTCTCCATTTGAATTACATCTTTATTTAATTTTTTATTTAATTCTTTATTTAATTCTTTTTTTAATTTTTTATCTAACTCTTTATTTAATTCTTTTATGGGCTTATAAATAAATCTATTAAAAAATGAACTCATTCTATTTATTACTTTCTCGCTATTAATTGATATGTATTCTATATATGATAACGAATCTTCTACATTATCTATTTGTGTTCCTTGATACTTTATCTGATTTAAAGTATTTTCGGCAATTTCTAAATTATTATCTAAAAGATTAACAAATTCTAAAGAATCCTTTACTTTATACATTACTTATCTTATTATAATAAAATAGTTAAAATATGGTTTCATTAAATATAAATTTCTTTCTTATTTATATATGAATAATTTACTTTTATTAGAAAAAAAAGATACTACTTTGGTTTTAAAAATTAGTATTCTTCTATTATGTCTATTTATATTTATAACAATTGTATTTTATAATATTTATAAAGGTACTAAAATAATTATGCCTAATCTAGAAGATGAATTGCGAGAAAAAAGTAAATTCCACCTTTTTAAATCAATGGGTTGGTCATTTTTAGTTACTATTTTATTTGCTTGGTATATATTATCTACTGATAAACAGATTAAATATGCTGTGAATAAATCTGTAAAAATTTAACCATATAAAAATTTAACCATATAAAAATTTAACCATATAAAAATTTAACCATATAAAAATTTAACCATATAAAAATTTAACCATATAAAAATTTAACCATATAAAAATTTAACTTAAAAAAAAAAGTAAATTATTTTTTATGTATTCATTTGATGTAAGATATTACTCTTTTTTTTTATGCCTAAGTTATTGTGTTTATAGGTCATATAAACCATTATCATTATTGATTAATACAAATAATAAATTTATTATGGTAAAAAGGTATTATATAATTAAAAATCTAATAAAATCGGCAATTATGGGATTTATAACTATATTTTTATTTTTATTTTTTATTCCCAATTTATTAAATAATATTTGGATAGACTCATATAATAGGTTAATTGGAGCAATATATGTAAGTAATGATTTAGCAGGACTATTTGGTGTTCCTAATTTACCGAAATCTACAAAAATCCACCATATTACTACAGTATTTCTTTATACATTAATATGTATTTTATCTACTGAAAAAGAAGATAATATAGGGAAACTTATTGTTATTTATACTATTTTTTCGTGTATCCCTTTTTTAGTTAATAGTTATTTAGGGTTAAGATTTTTCTATAATAGAGGCGACAACCTTACTCTTGAAGAGAAAAAAATAAATAGAATTATAGATATTAATAGAATTACGGCTTTTTATATTTATTTAGTAAGTTGTTTATTTAATTGGTTGTTTCATGGATTATTTTTAATAAACCTTATAAATGAAGGTAAATTATCATTATTATATATCTTATATTATGGATTATTAGTATTTATTATTAATGATGATATAATATTATTAACTTGGTTGAAACAAAATAAATTAGATTTATAATTGTTTAATATTATATTTTACATATTTTTTAGAAAATTGTTTAATATTTACATATTTTTAGAAAATTGTTTAATAATACTTCACCAGCCTTGCCAGATATTTCAGGATGAAATTGAACACCGTAAAGTTCTTTTTTTTTGTGTTGGATACCCTGAATCATTCCATTTGTAGTTTTTGCAATAACTTTAAATGATTTAGGAATTTCTGAAACATAATCGTTGTGCATAAATTTAAATTTTTCTTTTTTTTTTAATCCTTGGAAAAGTTTTGAATTTCCCAAGATAACATCTTTTCTAGAATCCACCATTTTTTTCATAGATATTACATTACCTCCATGAACCATAGTAAGTGTTTGATAACCAAAACAAATTCCTAATATAGGAACGTCAAATTCCATTAAAGATATAATATTATTATTGATAGAACAAGCACATAAATTATTACTATATTTAAGATTACTACCTCCTAAAATTATACCAGAAACTTTTTCTTTGGATTCTAATATTTTTTTCATTTGAAAAGTGGAGGTAATATTTTTATAAGGTATTTTACTTTTTTTTAAATAATCAACCAATTTATCAGTTACAAATACTGTTAAAGTTTTATTATTTTTTTTAGATTTTTTTAAACTACACTTTTTAGAATTTTCCATCATTCTTTTACTTTTTTTCAAATTATTTAGTATTTCTTTGTTCTTATTACTATTATTTATTACTAATATCATATTATATAGTAATATTTTTTAACTTTAGTAATATTTTTTAACTTTAGTAATATTTTTTAACTTTAGTAATATTTTTTAACTTTAGTAATAAAAAAAATTGATTAAATAATTATCTCCGCGTTAGAACATTATCAAAATATTAAGATGCCTTACCACAAGAATAAACTATCTAAGGATTTCCACAAAACAATCCGGAAACTATTAGATACATCTAAATATACAGAAATAATCAAGTCCATCATTACTTTCATTGAGTCAGGTGAGACAATTCTACCAGATACTATTTCTAATATTTTAGCGAATGTTTTAAAAATTACAACAGAAATTGACGACATAAATTTCATTATTTCACTTATAAAAGAAGAGAATTATACAGAACTTACATATACATCCCTAATTAAGATTTATATCCATAAAACATTTTTCGATATAGATAAAGTATTCTATTACTATCATTTAATGAAGGAATATAGTATCCCTATTAAAAGGAGGACACTTTGTTCTATATTTTCCACTATAAAAGATATTGAAACAATTCTATATTTCTATACGGACTCAAAGGTCCAAAATGTTGAACTTGTATTAGAGGATTATATTGGTATTTTACATATAGATATCCCCACACACTATAAAACAATGATAATCCAAGATATGGCGAATGTGATTAAGTCTCCTATTAGTATTAAATATAAGACCATATTCGATACTCTTTATAAGACAATTCCTTTTGAACCATCCAAATATTTTCTATGTAAGAAAGACTCGGAGAAGATGTTAGAAAAGATGAAAATTTATATTGGACATTTTTATGGTAAGAATCCTAGACTATTAGCATCTATTAGTAAAAGTATGGGACTTTTTACAAAGAAGAAGTATGATATTGTTATTGACGGTGCGAATGTTGGATTCTTTAAACGCGGGACAATGTCTGGGAAAAAGATTTGTTTCTCTCAAATATTTGAATTATCCACACTTCTATGTTCTTTAGGTTATAAACCTATTATTATCTTACATATGATTCATATGGAAATGGCGACACCTATTGAAAAAAAATTAATTGAAACTAATAGGGATAGTGAACTATTTATTGTGCCGAAAGGTGCCGATGATGATTGGGTTTGGCTATTCGCGGCAATTAGTAATAAATCTAGTATGCTCCTAACAAATGATGAAATGAGAAACCATTTTCATTATATGAATTTTGAACAAGAATTTATTGATTGGAAGAGTACCAAAGTTATTAACTACGATATGTGTCCAGATACTAAGAAATTTGAATTAAAGATTCCTTATCCTTATCTAAAAAAAATGGAAATTGATATGAGACATAGAAAGTTGGGTATCCCATATCAAGATGATAGTAAAGAAACAATTTGGTCAGGATATTCATTTTAATATAATATAAAATGATAATATAAAATGATAATATAAAATGATATAATAAAATGATAATATAAAATGATAATATAAAATGATAATATAAAATGATAATATAAAATGATAATATAAAATGATATAATAAAATGATAATATAAAATTGATAATATAATAAAATTGATTATATATTATATTTTTAATTTAAATATGGATTGTTCTAATTGTCAAAAAAAATTAGAAGACGAAACAAATTTCTGCCCTAGATGTGGATTTAAACAACACTTAATACTAAAGTGTCCAATTTGTTTAGAAAATAAAAAAGTTTCTACTCTTTTATGTGGTCATAATGTTTGTATTGTTTGTATTAATACATCTTATAAAAATAAACAACAATGCCCTATGTGTAGAGAATCTATAGAAAAATGCCCAGAATGTTATCAATATAGAGTTGTAAAAATGCCAGATGGGAAAAAAAAATGTTTAGATTGTAAAACTAAAATTATAAATGTTAAAACTATAATTAATAGTAAAAAATTAATTTGTATAGAATGTAGGTCGAGTAGAATACTTTTTGATCCGCTTACATCTCGCTATAATTGTAGCGATTGTTTCGGTTACTTTGATTCCAATACATCACATATAACCCCTGTTCCAAAAACTAAAATATGTATGGCGTGTTTATCCAATACCATAGAATTTATGGATTATCCCCTAGTTGAAGATAATTTTGATAGATTTGTTCTAAAAAATAGATGTAAGAATTGTGGTTTGGAAAATGTAGAAACCAAAAATATTAGTTTGGAAGAATATTCCAAATTAGTAGTTAAAAGTAAACAAGAAGTTAATCCAGATATTATTAAAATTTGCCCAAATTGCGATTCAAATGATATCTATACTTTGGAAACTACTGTAAATTCAACTTTTAATTGTAATAATTGTAGTAATAACTTCTTATCACCTAAAATAATAAAATGTTAACTGTCACCTATAAACATCAAATTTCTATAAATACTACCAATACCCTCTTTCATAGAATTCGCCTCTTTTCTAGCATTCGCCTCTCTCATTTGTCGGGCACTCTCATTGGGGGCACCAATTTTTTCAGATGTATAAAAACTATTTGGATTAAAATTATTGGTATTTTCTAATTCATCAGAACCTGTAGACGGTGAATCATTTATATAATTTTCTGTATATCTTTTATTAATAAAAATACTACTATCATGTAATTCTTTTACCAACTTTTCTAAAAGTTTAATATCATTTGTATATTTATTTACTATATTTTTTTTATAATTATCATCTTCTACTTCATCTAATTCTTCTTTAAACTGTATAAAACTTGATTCCAATCTTTGTAATTCTTTAGAATATAAATTTATAAGTGGTATAATTTCTCTACGTAAATTTAAATATAATACTTTTTTTTTATCTTCGGTATTAGATGTATCTTTTAATTTAAAAATTGGTTTTAATATGCGTTCAGTTATCCCTATATCTTCAACTTCATATTCGTTAAAATCGTAATAAGAAGGACTTGGACTTAGCATTTGACTTTGGTCGGAAGGTGTTGGAACTATATCGTCGACAAACTGTTCAAAAAGTTTTAATATGTGTTTTCCGTTTTCTGGAACTTCCAAACTTCCAATATTCAAATATGGGGATTTATAGTGAGAACCATATTTATTCTCCAATAATTCTTCCAAACCTTTTTTAGTATCAAAGAAACCAGATAAAAAGTCAGGGCAATTATATACTAATGGACTAGGGCTAGGACTTTCCAAAGGACTTGGACTTAGACTTTCCAAAGGACTTGGACTTAGACTTTCTAAAGGACTTGGACCAGGACTTTCCATAGGACTTAGACTTATATAATCTACAAAAAGATTTATATCAATAGTATTAAAATAATTATTTATTTCATTCATCTCTTTTTTATCATCAATTAATTTTTGTAATAGATTATCTTTACATATCTCTTGTTTAAGTTGTATTCTTTGAAGTTCAATTATATTATGATTGTTTTCATTTAAACCTAACTCTCTTATTCTATTTTCATACTTATTAAATATGACTTCTATATCGTGTAATCCATTAATTATACTAATTTGTAATTCTATTATTCGTGAAATTTCTATAGATGGATATTTACTTTCTATATTTAAAGTTGCTCCTATATATTCTATTAATTTCGTTTTATCTTCATCTTCATACATTTCATCTTCATAAATTTCAGTTTCATAAATTTTTAAAATATTTTTGATGATATTAAAACTTTGTAAACTTTCAGCCAAATTGTTTTTAATATTTAAAAATATATTATCTGTTTCATCGCATATTATAATATCTTTAAATTTTGGGCAATTGATATCTACAGGTATTCTATAAATTAACATAGTTTCATTTTGGTATAAATTTAAATCACCATATGATACATAATTATCATATAAAACACGATAATCTTTATGATTAACATATTCTCTATAAGTTTTTACCATTGTATTATCTATCTCTGAATTTACTATAATAACTGGTTTGGAAGATGGATTCCTTAAAATTTTATCGTCTTTCTCATCCATAGAATAATAAAAACCTTCAATATATGATTTTTTTAATGTATCTGATATATAATTTGTATTAACTTTACTTAAATCCCCTTTGTAAATAAGTATTTCGCTAAGACAATCGTCTATTTCTAAAAATTTTCTCTCTTCCATTTCTTTTGAAATGTCTTTGTCATTATGTAATATTGAATTATCAAATATTGAAAATACGTCTCCTTTGTTTAATTTATTTTTCTCATGTAAATTATTTATTTCATTATTAATATGGTTACTTACGGCATCTATAACAGATGAGTTTATATAATTTTTCTTTACCATTTCAGATAAAACCCTTTCATATGTAATATCTGGATTTGACGATTGCGTAGTATTTGCCATTTTGGTATTATTAAATGTTTTTACATTTATATTTTGAATTTTTACGGAACCGGTTTCGACAACACCATTTTTAAATTTTTTCTCACAATAACTAGATACACGACATTTAAGTTTTAGATTATATACTAATTTGGCATTATCCTTATCATCTCCATCTTTCCATTCATAAACTTCAAATTTATCTTGGTCAGTTTTTAAATTTATTTTACCAATAAAATTAAATAATGTATTTTTAAACATATTACTTTTGGGTTCAAATGATATAGATGGTGATGGCTCTACTGCTGGTGATGGCTCTATAGATGGCGATGGCTCTATAGAAGGTGCTGGCGATGGCTCTATAGAAGATAATGTACCTACATTTTTACCATAAATACCCATTTTATTATCACATCTAATCGCATCGGTTTCGCTCGCTGGTGAAAGAAATGTAGGTGAAAGAAATTCGGTATTTATAAATTTTAAGTTAATTTTTAATAATTTTTTATTATTTACATCTATATCCGTAAAAGGATTTGTAGGGTTTGGAAATTCAAAAAAATTAAAACTTAAATTGTTGTATTTTGGTGAAAAATACCATACCTGTTTTTCTTTTGTTAAAATATCACCTGGTGTTCCTTGACAACCTACCCAAATTTTTGTATTTACATCCTCCTCCCACAACATCCATTTATTTATAGTTTTATTATATTCAAGTTTAAAATTCGTATTTTCATAATGAAGATTGGTAGAATCTATCGTAAATGTTTTGTCTTCTCCCGTTAATATTTTGTTTGAATCTATTTCTATCGTAATTTGATTAACGGCACCTTCAAAAGCATAATCCGTATCATAACAATTTTGGTCATTTATACTATACGTATTATAAATTTTTTTAGTATTTCTAGTATCTCTTTTGGGAGTATATTTATTACTACCTTTTTCATAAAAATTACTATCTTTATTTGTTAAAATATTATCTGGAATCTTTGTATTAGTTTGTTCCTCATTTAATATATTTTTAAAAATACGACCAATTGTTTCTGGTTCGTTAATATCCCATTCAAGATAATAAACTTTTTCTTCATCGTCATTATTAAATATTTCAACTCCATATTTTATATTGGTGGAAAGTGGGCGAACGAAGGTTTCTGGAGTTAAATCGGTAATGTTATTAACACGCGTATTCATTGAACCGGTGTTTCCTGTTATACCAATTAATTTAGAATATATTTCACCCATTTTGTGCAGGGAGTTCTGGTGGATCAGTTCTTTTGTGGAGCGATCATTCAATCTGTTTTTTATTGTATCCACTATATTTATAGTAGTTAAACCGTTAAGTTTTTCATATTTTATTGTATTTAACTCATTAATAAGGTCATTTTCATTTAATTTTGTTAAAATCGTTATAGAATCATCTATAATTGTGTTTAGATCAGTAACTAATTTATACACTTTTTCAATATCATTTTTCGCTGGTTGTGTTCTAACATACATTAAGTAATTTTTAGTATTTCCCCATGCGTATTTTCCTTCTCTTAATTGTTTTATGAAAGTAGAAGTCTCAATTATTTTTGCTTTTAATGATGCTAATTTAATATTAAAATTACTTATTAGATTATTTTGTTGTTCTAGGGCAATTCGTTGTTCTAGGGATTTGATGTTCCATTTAATTTTAGGGAAATTATTCATAAATTGGCAATTAAACATTTCGTTATTTATATTTAATACCCTTTCAGATATTTGAGAGAGTTCACCAGTTTCTATTTCTATTAGTCTTCCCAATTGTATAGTCATATTTGAATTTGAATCAAAATCTATTTCATCTATATCTTGAAATTCTAAATGATTTAAACCTGTGGTTAATATATATTTATTATTATTAAAATTAATATCTCCTTCTTTATCCACTTTTAATTGTAATAACCAATTACTTTTTTTCGGTAATTTAAATATATTTGTTGGAGAAGGGGTAGGGGATGATGTTGGTGATGGAACTAGTGTGGTTATATCATTTATAAATTCGGTGGCGTCATAAGGAGTTATAGTTCCATTAAATAACTCTACGCTGTTAGTCATTTCTATCATAAAATTTAAATCTTTTGTTTTCTCGGTAATATACTGTATATTACTATCACTGCCACCAGAATAAATTTCAGTGCCATTTATTTCTATTTTTTTTATAGTATTTGTAAAAGAAAAGTTTATTAACCAATTTGTTAGTGGATTTGTTAGTGGATTTGTTTCTTTACTTTTTTTATCTTGTAAACATTTAAAAAAATAAAATTTTGTATTTACTGTATTTTTATTTTTAACTCCATATTGTGTTTTAGTTAATGTTTCTGTGCTAGTTTTCATTTCGCCCCAATCTAAACTTATAGTAGGATTAGTTGTTTGAAAATAAGATACATTATCAGTATTTGAACTTGTATCTATATCTATATCTATATCACTACAATATTTAGGTATTCTATAAATACACGCATTTGTATTTGTATTTGTATTTTTATTATCGATTTGATTAAATAAACTGTAAATTTTTTGATTCCCTATTATTATATTTCCTGTAGATGAATCAAACTTTAAAATCCAATAACTTTTTTTACCAAAGTAAATATTTTGGTTAGGTGCTGCCAATATTGTTTTAAATTGTAAACCTGCCGTAGCAGTTAATATAAAATGATAATTCTCATTTTTTGTTTGATTTCTTAAATTTATTTGATAATCACTAAGTTTTGTAGATTGTTCATCTGAAAGACTATATTTTAATGTATAAAAATCTTTTTCCCAAATAGTGTTATTATCTTTTAGTCGCATTTCTTTATATTTATTATTTGTATTATGTAATTCAAATATATGTTCATAAAATTTAGATATATTAGAATATCTATGTTTAAAATATTCTTCATTTAATGTTTTTTTTTGGTTTTCATCTAACGGTATTACAATTATTTCAAGTTCTAATTGTCTATCTATTTGCTTATTTTTTAGACTATTTTCTATCCTATTTTCTGGAATATATGTATAAGATGGAGTTGAAGTATATATTTTATTACTTGTGGTAAAATTTTCTATAAATGTGTTTTCTAAATTATCTGTACATTTCCTATTAATAAACTGGGGGTATTTTTCTGGGTCAAATAATTGATAAGGGAATAGTTCAAAAAACTTTTGAGTTCCATCATTACTAGTTATATTATCTATTTTATCATAAAGTTTTTCTTCTAAATATGAAGTATATGATGGAATATTCCACATCATCCAATAAATTAAATTACTATTAGTATTAGTAGTTTTACCATATTGTTCTTTTAAATCTTTATCTTGTATAATTACCATAAAACTATCTGTATCTGTCGGCACATTACTAAAATGTATTCTAGGTCTTTTAAATAAATATGAGTGTGTTTTTATATTTGTTAAAGAATTTCTTTCCTCAATATCTTCGTCTCTGTATTTTTGATCTAAATTATACGGTGTCGCTAATATTGGAGCACACGTAAAAGTTGATTGAGATGGGGAGTTTTTCCAAGTTTCAAATTTTTCTTTTAATTCTAGACCAAACTCTTTTGTTTTATCATCTAAAAAGTTTACAATATTACATAAATCATTTACATCACCCATATAATCATGTTTCGTATCTTCTGTTTCACCTATAATTTTATATTTTAATCTAAGTAATGGGAATAATGTTATATCCTTGGCTTTATTATCGTTATAATTTATTTCATCTAAATAATTGGGTTGGGTTCTCCATTTATCAGTAGTTGATATGTCATCAGCTAAAAATAATTCTAATTGACTTTTAGTAGAAACGCTTAAACCGTTAAGATTTGTCTTCTGGGACCAATTGTTTTCTGTAAAATAATCTTGTGGCATACACGAATTATCTTCTCTATATTTCTCTTCTTTTTCTCCAGCATTATTCGTTGGTGTGCCGCAACCCCAAAGAAATTGTCTAGATTTGGCACAAGTTTCTTTATAAAAAAACTCAATATAAATTGAATTTATATCTAATGTCTTTCCGGTATAAAAAAATTTTTCTAAAACATTTCTTTTTTTTACTATTAAAATTAAAAATAAAACTAAAATTACTATCAATACCTTTTTTAAATTTAGCATTATATTTAGAATAATACTAGATTTTTTTTATTTAAATAAATCAATCATAATAAATGTAATGAGTTTATTCCAAAGAATTAAAGAATTTTTCTTACCTTATACATATTTCACCACAAGTAAATTATTAACAATCAAAGACCCTAAAATAGGACTTATTAATAAAGTAATCCAATTTATTATTTTTGGTTGGATTGTATTTGATTTAACATTTAATGAACTTTATCTAAAAACGGAAATTCCATCAGGATATACTACATTTTGGGCAGAAAATGGCGATTTAACTAATATTCAACAACAAAACCAATTCCAAGACTTCTCTTTCTGCGATAATAGTAGTTATAATTATGCCTATGATACAGATTACTGGCTTTATTCTAATATAAGTTGTATTAATCTTCCCTATAGTGAAATGTATCAAAAAGGAGAAAATGAATTTTTTTTTATATCACATTTTACAGAAAATGTTATAAATTGTAGTAAAACTATAAACACCAACGAATGTAAAAGAATAAATAATGAAGACTATTTTACAATAGGAACCGAAGGAATGCTATTAGGGTTCGACCATTTTTATACAACATCTTTTGAAGATGGTGGTAATTTACCTACAATAGTTAAAAGTGGTATAGATACATATATAAAAGACGAAAAGGGTAATGTATTGGAGTTTTTTCCAGCAGGGAAAACTATTATGATGAATGTTTCTAAATGGTTAGAATTAACCAATATTAGTCTTGACGAATATAATGATGGAACTAAACCTAGTTTAGAACACCCATATGTTCCACATAATAATCCCGCATTATTTAGATTGAGTGGTCTAGAAGTAATAATAAAAGTTAATTTCCATAATATGAAGAGTATTGGTGGCTATACAACTACTACTTCTGAAATTAATTTACAGGCGAATTCTGGATGGTCTAGTAAGGGTTCGTTAGTTACATATTTAAATTATCCAAATATAAGTCAAGTAAATAATACATATAGCTATATAGATAGGTATAGATATGGTATAAAATTTAAATTTGTTATTTCTGGAATTATGGGTAATTTTAATATTAATAATTTAATAACACACTTAACATCAGGTATAGTTTTAATAGGATTATCAAGTAGTATTTTAGCAACAATTATAGTATTTTCACAATCTAGATATGGTAAATATTTTAAAAAACTTAAATACACTCAAAAAAGTATATCAAATCCATCTCAAAGCACATTGGAAACATTTAATTTAAGAAATAGGAAAAATATTAAAAATATGAAAAATATGAAAAATAGAAAAAAATCAATATCAAAATGGCAAAATAATGTCTATCTTGATAGTGAAAGCAGTTTTGACTACAGTGATGTAAGTGATATAAATGATAATAATATAAATTATAGTAGAAATGATAATAATATAAATGATGTTAATATAAATGATGTTAATATAAATGTTATAAATGTTTAATAATTTTTACACCAGCATCTAAACATAATAATGAACATCCTATAGTGCCATTGATAAATAAGCATTTTGATATTGTATTTTTATTACGTTTTAATTCTCCAATTAAACCAGCACTTATAAAAATAATACCAACATACGCGGAATTTTCTAAAACTTTATTTAAATAACCCATTTTATATTAAACATAATTTTTCTTTTTTAAATACTTATTTGTAAAATTGATTTAAATTTTATTATTAAATAATAAATAATAAATACTATATAAAATGTCTAAAAAACACTTCAATACTAGTAATATTTGTATATATGCCTCTGAGTTAGCATCTCTAGTAGGTTTAAATAATTTCAAACCTATTTCAGAAACTCTATATAGAATATGGAAGAAGAACTTCCCTAAAGATTATGAACGAATTTTCAAAAAAATGGGAAACAAAGCAAATCCTTTAGAGGATAGTAAAATTAGTTTTCAAAAAATTGCTAAAAAATACAATAAAAATTTAGACTTAGATTTAGATAAATGTATTGATTCTAAAAATGTAGATAAGATGATATCTAAACGAGAAGAACTCATGGAGGTTTGTAAAGATATGGATGAAAAAGATAAAAAAAAAATAGAAGCAAACATTATTAATTTAACAAATACAGGATTTGGAACTAAAAATGAATCTAATAGTATCCATATTTATACCAAAATGACGGGAATAGCAGTTATTAATATTTCAAATTTTTATAAGCGAATTATTATGAAATCTGGAGATTATAATTGGTATGTAGGTGGTAAAATAGATGGTATTTGCCCAGATAAAACTATTATTGAAGTTAAAAATAGAATGCATAAATTATTCTATAATCTAAGAGAATATGAGAAAATACAAACATATTGTTATATGTATATTTTGGAATCTAATAAATCTCAATTAGTGGAAACTTATATGAAAGGGACGCAACCAGAGATTAATATTATAGATGTAGAATTTGAAGAAATATACTGGACTTTCATTTTTTCTAGAATTAATACTTTTGTAGAATACTTTAATTTATTTTTAGAAAATGACGAATTAAAAATAGATCTCTTGGAAAATGGAGTTGAAAATTTTAAGATTAATATTTATTAGACTACACTATTTTGCATTGGTACTGAGTAGGTCGTGCCCCCCCGCTCAACCGTAGCGGCCATTGGTACTGAGTAGGTCTTGCCACTTTGCACAGCCATAGCGGTTCCGTTTTTAGCAGAAATGTTAGTGTAATAAGAACCTTCCTCTGCCATTGGTACTAAAAATTTACCCACCCCTTTCCCGGAAACCGTAACACCCTTTCCGTTATGAACAGAATAGATAGCGTCTATCGTCTTTCTCAAATCACCTAACCAACCACTAACAACTTGGGGAATTTTACTATTTTTACTCATTTTATTTTCATAATACGTATATATACTTTCTTTTATCATATTAATTATTTGAAATTTCACAGACTCATTCGCGCAGAAGTCTTGCACCTGATTGTTTTCTATGAATGGTTTGATATATAAAGGGGAAATAATTGTATGTTGTAAACCTATATTCTTCGTACTAAGTCTTATTTTTTTTCCATCTATTACTTTTTCTTTATTAATAGTCATCAACCAGTCATCATCTCCAAAAATATATTGTTCGTTCCCTGGATCTTCTGGATCTTCTGGTTTCTTGTTGTTGGAAAATTTAATTTTTATATTTGTTTCGCTAAGTTTTAATTCCCACTGTTCGGGGTAAGTAAATGGATAAATCTTGTGTTTCTTGTATGATTCAATTATATCATAAATTTGATTGATTAAAGTATTAGCACCCCCCACCAAAATATTTTTTTTAATATACAGTTCTTTAGACATTCTTCTAGATTTTGAGCCTTTTCTAGACATTCTTCTAGATTTTGAACCTCTTTCCAATTTTGAGCCTTTTCTAGACATTCTTCTAGATTTTGAACCTCTTTCCAATTTTGAACCTCTTTCCAATTTTGAACCTCTTTCCAATTTTGAACCTCTTTCCAATTTTGAACCTCTTTTTGAGCCTTTTCTAGACATTCTTCTAGATTTTGAACTAGTGATTATATGTTTTTTCGATTTCTTCATATTTATAATATAATACAATAAATTAATTTTCATTAAACTAATTAAATAAATTGTATAAACATTAAATAAATTTTATAAACATTAAACTAATTAAATATTTTTTCTAAACGTAAAAGTTTATGTAAATCATTCACAATATTATTACCAAGAACAATATCAACAATATTATTATATCCAGCGATAACATTTGCCGTTAAAACTCCACCCATCATTGCTCCAGTAACACCTATAACACATACATCTTGACCTGTTAAATATAATCCTTCTATATTTGTCTCTGGTTTTAATTCCATAGCTTCAGTTAATCTATACGAATTCATATCTAACCCATAAGATTCTCCTTCAAAGGCATTAAAATAAAATTGTGTAGAAAGAGGTGTTCCTATATTTACTTCTAATATTTTATCTTTTAATTCTGGATAAAATCTTAATAATCCCTCATCTAACATTCTATCTCCAATTTCTTTTTTAAAATTATTATAATATTCCCCTCTTTTAGTACATTTTTCATTTTCCCATTGTTCGAACCATTCTTTTTTAGCAACTGTTAAAATAATCGCATTACTTACATTTGGATATTTATCTGACCACGCACTATCTTTCATACTTGAAAATCCCATAAATAAAGGTATTGGAGCGACTAATGGATTTTCTAAAAAGTCTTTCATTAATTTTTCATAATCTCCATGCGGATATATCCAAAAATTACTACTTCTTAAATTTAATTCTTTTGGTTTGCCATCCAATTTAACAAAACAATACATATGCTGGACGGAAGGAGGGATTTTATCTAACATCTTATTATAAATATTATCCTGTTTAGTTTTAACCAGTTTCTTAAATGTATTTCTTAATCCTACCGCACTAACCACAGTTTTACAATAAATAATATCGTCATTTTCCATTATTACTCCACTAACCTTATTATTACAAATTAAAATTTCAGCGACTTGTTTTCCAACTAATACTTTACCACCATAATGATTTATATTTTTACACATTTCTTTTGCTATAACACCAGTCCCTCCTCTAGGATACCAACCTCCGTCCAAATAATGATGGACGATACAAGCATGCGTATAAAAACTTGCTTCTTGGGGAATCTGCCCATAATCACCAAATTGACCAAATAAAACAGAAATTAATTTTTCATCATTAAATATTTCTTTTACCACATCATAGGCACTTTTTTTACAATAGTAATTATAATCCTTATTAAAGTATGCCATTATTTTATTAAATGAAGGGATTATTTTATTAAATGAAGGGATTATTTTATTAAATGAAGGGATTATTTTATTAAATGCGAATATTTTATTAAATGCTAATATTTTATTAAATGAAGGGAATATTTTTGAAATGAAAAAGTTATCTTTCTTAGAAATACTTTTAATTAAATCAAAATATTTAACAAACGACTCTTTAGGAGTTAAAGGAAACTTTTCCATTAAATAATTTATAAGATTATCTTCTCCCGCTTCAAATTCGTAATGGTCTTTACCTATAAAAATTTCATCATAAATCTCCTTTTTATCCTTTCGCTCCCATCCCATTTTACACCAACTAATAGGATTAAATGTTAATAAATCTAATACATTAGTTAATTTCTTAATGTTTCCAATATAATGAAGTCCAGTCTCGTGTTCTACTCCTTTATCCTCAAAAGAATGAGTTGTCCCACCAGCAATATAATGTTGCTCTAAAACCAAGACTTTTTTACCAAATTTTGATAATAATCCGGCTGTAGTTAATCCACCTATACCACTTCCTATAACAATAACATCTATATCACTTGGAACTTTTTTACTACTATATCTATCTTTAGTATAATCTTTATCTAAAACAATTTCTTTATCTAAAATAGTAATCCTTTCGTAACTATAATTATATCTACGATATATCTCATAAAAAAAATAAACAAGTAAAAGAATTAGTGCTATCATTATATTTTAATTTAATTTATGTTATAATTTTTTAATTTAAATCAAATTAAAAAAATATAATTGTTTATATTTAGATTCGCTTATATTTATATTTATATTTATATTTAGATTCGCTTATATTTATATTTAGTTTATATTTAGTTTATATTTAGTTTATATTTAGTTTATATTTAGTTTACATTCATATCATATTGTATTCGCTATTTTTACGACCACATAACGAACAAACAATACCAACACATAAAATTGTAATTAATAATAATGTTAGAATAATTCCAATATAGGAAAATGTTTCTTGTAAACTAAATTGTTTGAAATGTGTTAAATTACAATCATACTTAACTCCTAACCTATTAGTGTAAGTCATATTGGTGTTAATACATTCCCCTAATGACATATTATCGAAAACATTAATTTCACTTAGTAATTCCTGGCAACATTCCGGATATCCATTCACAATAGATGTTTTAAAACATAAATTATCTAGTGTAAAATTCTTAAAAGAAGGATTAGAACAATTAGAAGTATTATATAGTTGTGTTACAAAATTAACATTGTCTGGGAATCCAAATTTAGATTCAATTAAGGCGCTCGCTATTAAAAGATGGAGTAAAGTAATCATTTTAGTAGTTTGGGACATATTTATTATAGATGATTTGTTTATTATCCAGTTGATAAATTATAAAATCAATTTTTTTAGGAACAATTAGTTATATTACAAAATCCCAATTTGGTACAAATAACACTCGGCGAAAAACCAGCGACTATCCATTTCATAATTTCTTGAATATTATTTAATATAAATAAACATTCCTTACCAGAAGGACCAATTATATGATTACAAATATCTTTAACAATTATTATAATTTCAGTTATAGTATTATTTAAATTATGGGCATCTTTAGATATAATTCCTACGATATCTTCACACAATACGCAAGTTTTATTTTTAGAAATTTCTATAGGTGCAGCAAAAGTATAAACTGTTAAAGTTGCGAAAATTCCAAATACTAAGAGTTTATTCATTTTTAAGAGTTTATTCATTTTTAAGAGTTTATTCATTTTTAAGAGTTTATTCATTTTTAAGAGTTTATTCATTTTTAAGAGTTTATTCATTTTTAAGAGTTTATTCATTTTTAAGAGTTTATTCATTTTTAAGAGTTTATTCATTTTTAAGAGTTTATTCATTTTTAACATTACCAAATATCTAATAGTATTCTTTAAATAATTATAAACTAATTTAAAGATTTTTTTATATTAATTTTTAATGAATTTGATATTATTAACTACATTACTTTTTTATCAATCTAAACAAGTATACGTTATATTAGGAGGTTCTAGTGCGGCAAATTATACAGGAACAAATAAAGATGTTTTATCATATGATAATGGTAATTGGGAAATAGCATCTAATCATATATATGGTAAGTTGGGAAGTCCATGGTCTGAAGTAGGCAATAAATTAAATACTAATTTAAATGAAACTATTTACTTTGTAGATTGTGCGAGGATAAATGCTAGTTTAATAGATTGGAAAGAAAATAGCTCATATTTTAATTTAGCACAAAAATGTTTTGATATTGCTGGGAATATATCTATAAATTATAATGTTATATGGCAAGACAACTTATATTCTGCAAATAGTAATTATTTTATAAATACTATATTGGGAATGAGAAAACCAAAAAGTAATTGGTTTATAGCTATAGATACATTTACATATTCTAATGATTATAGAATAAATAAATTAGAAGATATTTATTATTTAACTAATAATTATCCAGATATTTATTTAGGGGCTAATTTAGATAGTTTATGTATACAAAATATAACGAATATTAATATAAATAAACTTGTAGACTTGTGGACTAAAAGTTTAATTAATAAAATAAATGCTTTATCTATCGATGATATTTATTCGGAATGTTTAAATATTAAGTATTTTGATTATTTTATATTTACTACGATTATATCATTTTTTATGTTATTCGGATGTTTATATGCGTTTTATTATTATAAAAGAAGAAAAGAGTATAGAAGATTAAATAATGTTCCGAATATTTAATATAGAATAATTATAATATGATAATTTTACTTTTAAATTTAGTTCATTTTATTTTGTTATTTTCCCCAATTGTAATATATTTTATTCCAATAAAATTTATGAAATATATCAAATATATTTTTAAATATGGATTTTTATTATTACTTTTAATACCAATACATTGGATGTTATTAGATAATAAATGTGTATTTACTTTAGTTACGAAATATTTTGGAGATATGGATGATGTAGAAACTGAATCTGGATTTTCTGAAAAATATCTAAAATGGTTATATCAACCAATTATGAATATTATAGGATGGAAATGGAATTCAAATGGACTTTTTAAAATGGTTAATTTACATTGGGGAATTAATTTTTTTCTATTGTGGTATTTTTTATTTTTCGTTGGAAAGTGTAATTTAATCTAATTTCAAAAAATAAAAATCTTTATTAATAGTATAAAATGGTTGTCAATAAAGGAAATCGCGAATTGAGGTCTTTTACTGTTGTGAAGGTTCAAAAAGAAGATGGTTGTTCTACTAAATTTAATAATGATTCTAGATTAGTTAGTTCAACTCCAAATTCTGCGGCGAAAAAGGCTTTCTCTAGATTATGTAATTTAAAGAGAGTAAAAGGTAAATGTACATTTATTGTTACTGTAATGGATACTACCAATAATCACTCGCTTAAGGGTAAAGAATATACTTATAAAATTGAGAGGAAAAAACTTGATAAACCAATAGTCTTACAAGCAGGAACTAACAAAGAGTATAAGATTAACTATACGGTTAAAGCCAAAAAAGCGTTTGATAAAAAAGAACCATCTAAATGTAGGAGTAAGTCTAGTGGTATTATGATGAAACAAAATCCTCGAAAGAATAAACAAGAAGAAAAAAAAAGAAGAAAAAAAACTTTAAAGAATAATAAGAGTTCTAGTAATAGTCGTAAGAATAATGGTCGAAGTTTAATGAATCGTTTAAGAATTAATTAAAGTTATTTTCTAAAAAATAGTAGTTATTTTCTTATATATTCATAATTTTCAATAAACCAATCTATTGTTTTATCAATTCCTAAATTGATATTAGTAAATTTAAATTCTTTATTTATACTTACTAATTTTTTATTATCTGCCGTTTTTTTATATTGTCCATCCGAATAATTTGTATTAAATATTATTCTATCTTGATATTCAAACTTTTTAGCAATAATTTCTCCAACTTCTTTAATACTTATTTCATCTTTAACTGATAAAATAATACTTTCAGTATCTTTATAGTTTTCAATCATCCACAATATTAATTCTGCCAAATCTTCAGAATATATAAATTGTCTTAATGGAGAACCTGAACCTCTTATTTCAAAATCTTCATTATTTAATTTAGATAAATAGCATTTATGTATTAGTGCTGGGATAACATGACCATCTTGTAATGAGAAATTATCTGATGGTCCATAAATATTTGTGGGAATAATACAAATATAATTTCTATTAAATTGTTTTCTGTATGATTTGCTATGAATTTCTAACATTCTCTTCGCATAGGCATATGAAAAGTTAGATTCGTGTGGCGGACCTTCATTCAACATTTTTTCATTTATAGGATATTTTATATTATCAGGAAAAATACACGTAGATAGACAACTTATTATATTTTGGATATTACAATTATGTGCAGCTTTTAAAACATTTAGATTAAGAATAATATTATCTTCATACATTTTTACAGGTTCATTTATATTTTTAAATAGACCACCGACTATAGCTGCCAAATGAATTATTATATCTGGTTTTATTTTATTTAGATATTTTTCTACCTCGTCATAGTTTAAAAGATTACACTCTTTTGTATTAGAAAATATGAATTGATGATCATATTTTTTATAAATATTTTGGATGGCTCTTCCAACTAATCCATAACCTCCAGTAACTAAAACTTTCATTAATATAAAAATTGATAAAAAAGTTTTTATATAAACTTACATAAATAGATAAACTTACATAAATAGATAAACTTACATAAATAGATAAACTTACATAAAATGGAACAAACTTGTATCTTTTCGAATGATTTTTCTACAAATAAGTGTGAAACTAAAATTAAAGTTGTAGAAAAAACTCACGATGATGGAAAAGAATTTTATAATATTATGTATGAACATACCCATATAGAAAAAGATGAAAGGATTAAATGTCTACATATAGAAGATATAAAAAATCCAAATCCATTCTTTGATACACCAATGATTGAACATTTTGGAGGTGATATTATAGTAAAAAATGAATTGACTGAAGTATTAATCAAATTTTTAACAATGGCTGACGAAGAGTTAAGTAAAAAATCGGGGAATATTAGTGCAGTAAACTATAGAATCCAAATTATGCAGAGTATTGCTAATTTTTGGGATTAATCTATATAATCTATATAATCTATATAATCTATATAATCTATATAATCTATATAATCTATATAATCTATATAATCTATATAATCTATAAAAATAAAAAAATAAAAAAATAAAAAAATAAATTTAAAATTCAAAAAATAAATCTGCTAAACTTTTTTTTTGAAATTGGATTCCCCCCCCCCCGATTTTTTGACCTTTTTATTTGGGTCATTTGACCTTTTTTCTAATTTAAATAACAGTTACTATGTTTGAAAATGACCTTTTTTTAAAATGATATGAGAGTATGGTCTTTGTCCCAAATTCATTTTTGGGTCATTTTTATTGACCTTTTTTTATCCTACCATAACTATTATAAATATTGTTTATTATTATTTTATTTATATAAGAATTTGGTAAGAACCATAAAAAAATCATTTTGACCTTTTTTAACTTTAGTCCTTAACTATTATATTTTTAATTTATTATATACGTTTTTAAATAGGATTTAGGTGTAAAATTATAAAAGGTCATAAAGGACAAAATCGTATTCTTATCATATATTTTATCTTTTGTATATTATATACCATAAATGATTTATGAATGTTCAAAATGTCTATTTTTTAGTGAAAATAAATCAAAATTTAGGAGGCACCTAAATACTAAAAAACATAAGACTAATTTTAAAGAATTGGAGACTTTCGAGGATATAGAACTATATAAAAAACCTCTAGAAACGGAACTTTTAGTAAAAAGGTCAAATTCTGCTCAATTTTGCTCACAAAATGCCGAAAAAAGGTCAAATTCTGCTCAATTTTGCTCGCAAAATATCGGAAAAAGGTCAAATTCTGCTCAATTTTGCTCAAAAAGGTCATTTCCTGCTCAATTTTGCTCACTAATAGATAATAATTTATTAGACTTTGAACAAGTTAATAACTGCGAATTATTTATAAATGATAATGATAATACTATAAATGATAGTGATAATACTATAAGTGATAATACTATAAATGATAATACTATAAGTGATAATACTATAAATGATAATGATAATACTATAAATGATAATGATAATACTATAAGTGATAATACTATAAGTGATAATACTATAAATGAAAATATTATAAATAATTTAAAATGTGATTTTTGCGATTATACTACCAATAGAAATAGTAATTTTAAAAGACATATACATTTATGTAAAAATCGTATAAGTGATGAAGCGAAATATAAAGTATTATATGAGAAAAATGAAAATGAAAAACAAAATTTAATTCATAAACACGAAAAGGAGAAGGAAATATTATATAAACAAATTGATAAATTATTGGAAAAAGTGGGACACACTACAAATAATATTCAAAATAATATAATACTAAATAATTTTGGAAAAGAGGATTTATCTCATATTAATAATGATTTTAAATCATATTTATTAAAGGGTCCTTGGACGATGATACCGAGAATGATTCAAAAAGTCCATTTTGATAATAGCAAACCTGAAAATAAAAATATACTTTTACCTAATAAAAAAGAACCATATGTAAAAGTATTTGAAAATGCCACGTGGAAATTTAGAGATAGAAAAGAAACTGTTAAAGATTTGGTAGACTCCAATTATAATAGACTTGATGAATACTATGGTGAAGATGGTAATAATATATTAAATATTAATCAAATAAAAAGATATAAAAGTTTCCAAGATAAATATGATAATTATAATAAAGAAATTATAGATAAAGTAATTAGAGAAAGTGAATTAGTTTTAATAAATCAACCCAATAAAAATAATAAATAATAATAAATAATAAATAATAAATAATAAATAATAAATAATAAATAATAATAAATCTAAGAACCACATGCCAAACAATCAGGGTCATTTAATTTACAAGCTAGAATAGTCTCTTCTTTTTTTTCCATTCCAGGGTCAATAGTAACTTGTTGTGCCTTTGCTACTGATCTAGAACGAAGATAGTAAATTCCAGTTTTTAACCCTTTATTCCAAGAGTAAAAGTGCATAGAACTTAATTTCGCCACATCGGGTCTTGCTATAAAAAGATTAAGGGACTGCGATTGACAAATAAATGCCCCTCTATCCGCCGCCATATCAATTAAAACTTTCTGACTCATTTCCCATACCGTTTTATAGATAACTTTAATATTATCTGGGATTTCATCTATTTGCTGGACACTTCCATCATAATAAATAATCTTATCCTTTAATTCTTGATTCCATAATCCTAATTTTAATAAATCTCTTACCAAGTGTTCATTTATAACAATAAATTCTCCTGCCAAAGTCCTCCTGATATATATATTGGATGTATATGGTTCGAAACATTCATTATTACTTAAAATTTGGGAAGTTGATGCGGTAGGCATAGGAGCAACTAAAAGACTATTTCTAATACCAAACTTCTTAATATCTTTTACCAATTTTACCCATTTAGATTTCATATCTTTATTTGGTTCCACACCCCACATATCAAATTGTAGAATTCCCTGACTTACAGGACTTCCCTCAAAACTACTATAACTACCTAAAAACTTGTCCCTATCAAGTTCTTCTCTAATAGGTAATAATTCTTTTTCTAGTTGTTCTTTTTCTAAAATTAAGGCATTTTTCTCGTCACCATCCATAATACTAATTAATGTTTCGCAAATTTCTTTATATTTCCTCATTGGTTTCTCACGTTTTTTAGAAATTTCCATAGATGTTTCGAGAGAATAGTAATAAATCGTTTCGAAAATTTTAATATTTACTTCTTTTGCTTCAGGTGTGTCAAAACCAATCTTTAACATAGCGAAAACATCAGCAAGACCCTGTACGCCTATTCCAATAGGTCGATGCCTAGTATTTGATTTTTTTGTTTCTGGAATAGGATAATAGGTTACATCGATTACTTTATTAAGATTTCTAACAATTTGTTTAACCATTTCTCCTAATTTATTATAATCAAATTCGTTCCCATTTTCTCCTTTAATTATATATCGCGGAAGACCTACTGACGCCAAATTACAGACGGCAGTTTCTTCGGAATTAGAATATTCTATAATTTCGCAACATAAATTAGAAGACTTAATGGTGCCTAAGTTCTGTTGGTTAGATTTTTTATTACAAGAATCCTTAAATAAAATATATGGATTTCCAGTTTCAATTTGAGATTCAATAATATGTTTCCAAAGTGTTTGTGCTTTAATAGTTTTTTTACCTCTACCTTCTTTTTCATACCTACAATATAATTCTTTAAAATCATTTCCATAACAATCTGCTAATCCAGGGCATTCATCTGGACACATTAAAGTCCAATCCCCATCTGCTTTAACCCTTTCCATAAATAAGTCTGAAATCCACATAGCAAAGAACAAATCTCTCGCTCTTTCTTCTTCATTACCATGATTTTTCCGCAAATCTAAGAAATCCTCAATATCACTATGCCAAGGTTCTAAATAAATAGCAATTGAACCATTTCTTTTATTCCCTCCTTGGTCAACATAACGTGCCGTATTATTAAATACTCTTAACATAGGAACTAATCCATTAGAAATTCCATTAGTTCCTCTAATTAAACTATTCTTTCCTCTTACATTATGAACGTGTAGACCTATCCCTCCTGCCCATTTTGAAATTAGGGCACAATCTTTTAATGTTTCATAAATACCTCCAATAGAATCATCCTTCATAGATAGGAGAAAACAACTACTTAATTGTGGTCTTTTAGTTCCTGCATTAAATAATGTTGGCGTGGCATGAATAAAATATTTTTCAGACATAGAATCATACGTTTTTATAGCATCTTTAATATTTTCACCGTGGATTCCTAAGGCAACCCTCATAAACATATATTGGGGACGTTCCACAATTTTCCCACCAACCTTAAAAAGATAACTTCGTTCTAATGTTTTAAGTCCAAAATATCCAATATTACCATCTCGTTTATGTTTAATAACACTATTGAGTTTAGTTTTATGGATTTGAACCAAGTCATATAATTCTTGCGAAATAAGAGAACTCTTAACACCGTGGTAATCTTTATTATCATATAGGATTTGAATAGTTTCAGAAAATGACGGAGATGTATTTTTCTCTAAATTAGACATTGTAATACGTGCTGCCAAAATTTGGTAATCAGGGTGAGTTGTAATCATTCCCGCACAAATCTCGCCCCCTAAAATATCTAATTCAGTTGTACTAACTCCATCATATATTTGATTACAGATTTTTTGAGCAATCAAATGGGGATTTACATCAAGGGTTATTGAGAGAGATTTAATTCTCCTAAGAACCTTATCAAAGGATACTTCCTCACTTGACCCATCACGTTTATTTACAAAGATAGCGTTCATTGAATCCATAAAATTTTTAATAATTGTATCAAAGATTTTATTTTTCAATTTTAAATTTATTTATAAAAAAGTTTAAATTTATTTATTTCCTTTTAGTTTTATATTTTCTTTGTCTTTTTTTAGTTTGTTTCTTTTTTTGTTTTTTTTTAGTTTGTTGTTTTATTTTCTTAGCTTTCTTTTCTAGTTCTTTCTTTGCTTTATCTTTCGCATCCTGTTCTTTCTTTGCTTTCTCTTCTAGTTCTTTCTCTTTCTTTGCTTTATCTTTCGCATCCTGTTCTTTCTTTGCTTTCTCTTCTAGTTCTTTCTCTTTCTTTGCTTTATCTTTCGCTTCCTGTTCTTTCTTTGCTTTCTCTTCTGGTTCTTTCTTTGCTTTATCTTTCGCATCTTGTTCTTTCTTTGCTTTCTCTTCTTGTTCTTTCTTTGCTTTCTCTTCTAGTTCTTTCTCTTTCTTTTCTTTCTTTGCTTTCTCTTCTGGTTCTTTCTTTTCTTTATCTTTCGCATCTTGTTCTTTATCTTTTTCTTTATCTTTCTCTTCTAGTTCTTTCTCTTTCTTTTCTTTCTTTGCTTTCTCTTCTGGTTCTTTCTCTTCTGGTTCTTTCTCTTCTGGTTCTTTCTCTTCTGGTTCTTTCTCTTCTAGTTCTTTCTCTTCTAGTTCTTTTTCATCTATGTTATCTTCATCTTTTGTTAGAGGACCCCTGGAAATAATTAATCCAGTAGAAGAATCAACTTGACTTTCTTGTGTAGGTGGGAATATTTTACCCATACCTATTATTGTTAAATATGTTTCATTTAAACCTTCCAATTCTTTATTTGTTAAAAGCATAATTTTTAATGTTCGTTGATATGGATCCCAAAAATATCCATTCCAAATAGAAATATCACCAAAATAATAATATATCTTATTTTCTTCATTTATTTTTTTTTTTAAATCAAAATACATAACTAGAAAAGTGGTACTATCTCCACCCTTTATTCTAATAAATAACATTTTACCTATAAAATATGTATTGTCGTCATAAGTATCCATTTTGGTATCAAAATCCGGTAACATTTTAGCAGTTAATTTTTTCGCCATTAAATATCCATTAGTTTCGTTTATTTCTTCCATATCCATAATATCTTTATTTAAAAAATCGTGTGAAACATAATGATTCATAAAAGTATGAGACATATATTCACCTAAATAAGTTTGTTTATTACTTAATTTACCATTTAGTAGCAATGAAGTTATATTTACAGTGGGTGTTCCATCTTTATAACTTATAACTGCCAAAGGATAGTTTTCCTGTTGTAAAAATGTATAATTGGCTACTTCTATAGTATCATTTTTTTTTATAGTATCATTTTTTTTTATAGTATCATTTTTTTTTATAGTATCATTTTTTTTTATAGTATCATTTTTTTTTATAGTATCATTTTTTTTTATAGTATCATCTTTTTCATATATTTCTTTTTTAAAATATTTTTTTTGTTTTATCATATATAATTTTAAATATTCTTTATATTCTGTATATTCTTGAAATATGACACCATATTCATTCGAATTAGTATTTATAACATCATTAGTATTTATAACATCACTATTAATTGTAAAATTTGTTATATTTTCACCAAAAATTTTTTTTAACATAGTAACTCCATTTTCTTCAGGGTCAACAAATGTATAATCTTCTTTTGATACATTCGGTACACTTGAACCATTAGATACACTTGAACCATTCGATACACTAAAACCTTTTAAATATGCCAAATTTATATTATCCGATGTATCATCTATAAATAAAATTTTATCATTTAAATTTTTTTCTGTATACATTTGAAAAACACCATTTTTTTTTTCATTTAATAAAATCTGTTCTAACATTAAAACTTTAATAGATACCCACGGTTCTTTACCAGATTCCATAATAAATTTAATTTTATGTTCTCCTTCAACCCAATATTCGTCTTTTACAAGGTTATTTCTACCTACTTGGTTTTGTTTACCTTCTTGGTTTTGTATATCTACTTGGTTTTGTATATCTACTTGGTTTTGTATATCTTCGTTTTTTTTGGATGAAGAATAAATGGCAGTTATACATCCAAATAATTTTTTATAATCGTTAGGGTAATTTTCTTTAAAAAACTTACATATTTTTATGGTATAACCTCTCGTAATTATATAAATTTTTATTCCCACTTCATGTAAAAATTTAAATAACTTTAATACATAATTAAAATTTGTATCTTTATAACAATTAGTAGAATTACATTGATTACTTGTTAAATGGCCATCTATTAATGTTTGGTCGAAATCAAATGCGACTACTTTAATATCTCTATTCGGTTGGGTTTCTGCTACTACTGCTGGTGCTACTGCTACTACCGGTTCTCCTTCTCCTTCTGCTTCTCCTTCTGCTTCTGCTGCTACTACTGCTGGTGCTACTGCTACTACCGGTTCTCCTTCTCCTTCTGCTTCTACTTCTGCTTCTGCTTCTGCTCCTGCTGCTACTTCTGCTACTTCTCCTGCTACTTCTTCTGCTACTACTTCTGCTCCTGCTGCTACTGCTTCTCCTACTTCTGCTTCTGCTGCTACTGCTGCTTCTGCTACTACCGGTTCTCCTACTTCTACTGCTTCTGCTGCTCCTCCTATTAGTACTTTAACGTCTTTATCTTCTTCGTTGTCATTAACTACTAAGTTTGCTTCTTCTCCCGCCTTCGCGACTAAACTATTAGTTATATTTTTAGGTGTAAAAAATCTTTCATTTACATAGTTGGAAATATTTGGCGCAATTAAAACTATTTCTTTATGTTCGTCATACTCCCCAGCACTATGTTCTATAGTTATTGGGAAAGCGGCACCAGATTCAACCGTCCCAGTAACAATACAGTGTACTCCTTGAGATATTAAAAATTCTATAATATCATTATCTCGTTTTAAAACATCTGTATTTAAAAATGTAGAAGGATTATTAAATATTCTGAGAAAAATTGAATGTATGAAAAGAAACATATCCATTTGTTGAGAGTCCTTTGTTATAATATCCCAATTAATTATATAACCTAATATTTCATTAGTAAATTCAATAAATTGGTTTAATCCAGTTAAACTTTTCATACCCAAATGTTCTTTTAAATCAATATCCATTATATCTTTATCTAAAAATAGTCCAGCAACAGACATTCCTCCGCCTGTTTTACTTTTTGTAGGACTATTAATATTTACAGGACTATTAATATTTACAGGACTATTAATATTTACATGACTATTAATATTTACAGGACTATTATTTTTTGTAGGACTAATATTTTTTGTAGGACTTTTACTATCTGGATAAAGTTCTTTTTCTATATTTTCGCATTGTTCTAAATTTTTAGTAAAAGCGTGTTCATTTTCTACTTCTTCACCATCACCAAAAGATTGGGAGAAATTAAGAAATATATCTTTTTTTTTAGTTTCTTTTTTACTACAAATTTTCAATAATAATTTTTTTTTCTCTTGTGCTACATTTTTTTTTATTTTTTTTTTAAATTCATCTAAATCATCTTTTTCGAAGTCAACTTCTTTTACCGCTTTATATATATAATCATAAAGATTATAGAAATAATAAAGTTTATAATAATATAATGTAAAAGACCTTTTCAAATTTTGCGATTCATCCTTCATCTTAAAAATACTATTAAAATTATCATCTCGGAATATAAGCGAATAACTAATTTTTAAAGTTTTAAAGAAATCAATTAAAGCATAATCGTGACATAATAAAGTAGAGAATTGTGTATCAAAAATCATAATTTTACCTGTATTAAAAAAATCTTTACAATTATCATTCCATATTGATAAAGGTGGTATTTTATCACCAATTATATAATTTTCTTCTTTATCTATAATTCCATAAATAGAATCTAAATATTTTGTCAAATCTTTATTTATAGAGTCTTTCCTTATGTTTCCATTTGAATCTAATTTACATACTTTATTATAGTATTTTTTTATGTTTTCAACTAAAAAATCAATCATAAATTTAACTTCACTTTTTGTTAAAAAAGTCGAAGCAGAGTTTTCTATATTATTTTCTATAACAAATGGATAAATCAATAATAATGCTCCTAATTGTTGTAATAGAATCACCAATTCTATATAACCTTGTCTTCTCGCATTTTTATATGCTCTCATTAAAGATTCGTGAATAAGAACACAATATGAAATTTCCCCATCGTGTGTTTGGGTTAATATATCATTAACTCTATTATAAATAGCATTAAGGAATCTTTTATCATTATTATCGATAAAATCTGCAGTGGTTACTCTATCTATTGGAACAAATGTTTTTTTAATTTCTAAATCATTTTTTTCTGGGTAAAGTTCTATACCTTGTTTTAAAAGAGTTTTATCTAATTCAAAAATAAATCTCATTTTTTGTATTTCTCTATAAGATAATATAATATGTACCTGATTCCCATACTTTGAAACCAAACTCATAATATTACTTATAGTTGAAATAACATAACTTCCTTTATCAAAAAAGTTTCCTACAAAAGCTACTTTATTTTTTGTATTTTCTAAAAAAATATGTAATGATTTAAAAAAATTAGGTTGGCACAATACTTTTGTAAGATATTGGTTTATATGTTTTTCTTGACAACCCTTAATATCCGATATTAATATTAATTTTGGATCTTCACTATTACTGTTTGTAGTACTATTATTTTTTGTAGTACTTTTACTTTGTATACTATTATTTTTTGTAGTACTATTATTTTTTGTATTACTATTATTTTTTGTAGTACTATTATTTTTTGTAGTACTATTATTTTTTGTAGTACTATTATTTTTTGTAGTACTATTATTTTTTGTATTCATTATTAAAATAGTATTATATTATTTTTAATTATTTTTTACCATTTTTTCAAGAAGTTCCATAGAACACGAACCCATTTCTAATACTTTTTTATGGAATTCTTTTATAATATCTTTATCATTACCTTTATCATTACCTTTATCATTACCTTTATCAGTACCTTTATTATTTTTCAAAAAATATTCTTTTAGTTCTTTAAATTTCAATTCACCTATTTTATAAGCGAGTGCCTGTCCAGCATACGCCACATATCTATATATTTCATTTTCTATTTCTTTTTTTGAAAATGTAGTATTTTGTTTCATATAATCAAAACATTTCTTAAAATCCCATCCATAATAATGTATCCCAGTATCTACAACTAATCTACACGCTCTCATCATTTCATAATTATAACAACCAAATCTAAACATTATATCTTTTTCATCTTTCGAATCTTTAAAAAAATCGTGTGCCAATGATTCTGCGTATAATGCCCAACCTTCTACATAAGCAATTTCATCTCCACAATAAGATATAAAATTTGGTAAATCTAAATCATTTACATAGGTTAATTGAAAATGATGACCAGGATTTCCTTCGTGTAAAGAAAGACTTAATGTGCTATAAGTTTGATGGTCTTCTACATCACTCATATTTAAAAAAAATGTTCCTTTACGTTTATTATCTATTGAACACATTCTATAATAGGCACCCGCGTCACTATCTTCTTTAAATTCTGGGACTTTTTTTAAAAGATAGTCGTGACTAATTTTGATGTTAAAATATTTTGGTATAATTTTTTCATTAATTATTTTTCTAACTCTTTCGTAATCATTTATAATATTAGATTTACTTTTAAAAGTCATTTTTCGTAGTTGATTATTTGTAGGGCGTTTCATATTATTTGTTAAAAATAAAACATCTATCTCTCCATTAATTCTTTCTACTTCATCTAATCCTAATTTATGTATTTTTGGAATATTTGGATTTTTTAAAGTGGTATAGTTTTTCACTAAATATTTATAAACTTCTGGTCCACCAGGATATCTTAAGTCATCGCTACAATTATCTATATATTCATTTTCTAAAAATTTTATCATCTTTTTTATTTTTAAGGTAAATTGTATATCCATTACTTCTAAATATTCATCTTTTAAATTATTAGGTATTTTACTGGGAGAAACTAAATAATTTTTGGTCTTTATAACATTCTTTAATTGTTTTAGAGTTTTTTTCATTATAATTTTTGAAAACACTATATCTTTAGAAATCCCTTCCCTCATTTTACAAATAGACGAATCAATCACTTCAAAAAAACTTCTAGTTTGAGAAATTAAATTTTTAAAATCCTTATTAGTTTTAAGTGGTAAGAAACTCTTCCCTGACGAAGTTTCTATATGGTCTATTATAAAATTATTGAAATGGTCAATAGGTAGTAAATCAAAAGGGTATTTATATGATTCTAAATCTCCTTCTAATCTTGATTTTAAAACATTTATATGGTGGATATCTTTTTTTGATAAGTCCAATTTATTAATTTTTTTGATAAGATTTAAATATTTTTTATAAAAAATTTTATTTTTCACTATTTCTTGTTCTGATAAATAATTGGGATATAAATGATTATATTTATGTATTCCTATAAAAGTAGCCATAATAGGAATCAATTCCATATATTCTTTAAAATAATCTTCAAATAATTTTTTTAGAGCAGCATTCATATTAATTTGTAATAAAATAAAATAATTATTTATTTATTTTATTTCATTTAAAAATAAATTAATTAAAAAATGAATGTTAGTATATTATGACTTTGAAACCACTGGATTAAATCAATTCCATGATAATATTACCGAATATTGTTTTTTGAAAGAAAAATCCAATACTAGTATTATCTCATTAGTAAATCCAGAGAAAGAATTATCAGAGATTGTAAGAAGAATTACAGGTATAACACAGGAAATGGTAAATTCTGCACAACCTTTACAAGAGCATATTTTCACTATTATTGAATTTTTAGCATTACCAAATGAATTTACTTATTTAGTTGCTCATAATGGAGATAATTATGATTTTATTATTTTAAGAGAACAACTTAAAAAATATGGATATAACATAAATACATTACATTTTAGGAGTATAGATACACTACTGCTCGCTAAAAAAATGTATCCACATATTAAAAAATATTCATTAGTTTCTTTATGTACACAATTCGGTATAAATATAATGGAGGCACATAGAGCAGACGCCGATACAGAAATGGTAAAAAATTTATTTCATTATATGGTAAATGATTTAGTAAATATATTATCTATCAATAAAGAAACTTTGCTTCATAATCCAGAATATGTTTATAATTATATTAATGGAATCTAATCATCGTCACTATCTGTTAAAAATCCTATAGTTGTTTCTAATTTACTATCTGTTTCTAATTTACTATTTGTATCTAATTTACTATTTGTATCTAATTTACTATCTGTAAAGCTTAACGTATTTTGTTTAATTATTTTTTTTTTAAAGTTATTAGGTTTATATTTATTAGGTTTATATAATAGATTCAATTCATCCATTGGTTTTTTCCTATATTCTAATACATCTTCCCAGTATTTATTTATTTTAGGTACCGCTTCTTCATTCCACCATTTTACATCTCTTTTAATGAGGAGGTCATTATATTTCAACACTTTCCAATAACTAGTGCGTTGATATTCAAGATTGGAATCTTCCATTATGGTATCAATTATTTTAGATTCCCATAATTCTATATATGTCCTACTTTTCCCTAATTCGCAATAGAAATATACATCTTTTCCTTTACTTAAATTATAGGCGTCTATTACCACTCCCTTTTCTAATCCATTTTTATTATAATAATCATTAATACCTATATCTAAATAATATTCTTCTTTTTCGGCATATTCTTTAATAAAACATTCTACAAAATCGCAAAATTCCAAATCACATACATCTAATTGCCCTTGGACTTGTGCCCAATAATATTCTGGACAAAATCCAGTAATTGGTCTTCCGCTAGGGCACTTAATCTCTATCATTCTACCAATCATTGACCTATTTTTACTATTACTATCAACAATTCCGTCAGGGGAGGCACCGAAATGTTTAATTTCTGGATGAGGGATACATCCATACTCAAAAATACTAACATCATTGCGGAATTCAAATATGTTGGTTACAACTTCTTCATATTTAACACCGTGCTGGATTGCTTTATTTGTAACAAAAGGAATATCTAACCCACATTTTTTAAAAACAGCATTGATATATTTTTCATATGGATTATATCCCATTACAGTTCCTAAATCACTCGCCGTTAAACGGTTATTTCTAAAAATATGCCATTCGGGAGTTCGTTGTTCTGGTTGGGGGATTTTTTTAAGATTTAAAATTAAATTACAGATTTTACCAATTTCTGTTTTATTATAGTTAGTTGGAATTATTTTTATGGATTTTTTAAGATATTTTTCAATATTATCTTTTATTTCTATTTCTTCTTCGGAACTAATCTTTTTTTTTTTCTCTACAACCATTACCATATTAAAAATTAAATCTTTAATATCATTTGTTGGTGTATTCAATTCTTTGTTACTCATTTCACCATTGGAAATTATATCATGAATTATAAGTAGGATATTTAATTTGGTATCCTTATTCATTTTAGTTATTTTTATACTTTTTAATACATTATAAATTTTAATATCAATTTTTTTAACATTTTGTAAATATTGTTCCATTAAAATATCTTTATTTTATATCTTTAATTATATATAATTTATATATCTTTATTAAAATAAATTATTTATATCTTTAATAATTTATATCTTTATTAAAATAAATTATTTATATCTTTAATTATAAATGTATACTACCTAAATTAAAATATAAATATATTTTAAATATGTCAACTAAGTCAACATATCACATATTTCCAAATACGGAAGAACAATTGGGAAAAACACCATTTCATTCATTTGGAAATGCTCATTTTTTAGATTATCTAAATTTGTTAACTTTTGCTGGAGGTGCAGCGTTTTTCTTTTATTATTTTATAGATAATTTTGATTCGATAGGATATATAATGTTTATTTTTGGAATTTTAATAGTTTGTGAAATTTTTTTAATATAAGGTAAAATAATGTAAAATATCCTAAGGTAAAATATCCTAAGGTAAAATATCCTAAGGTAAAATATCCTAAGGTAAAATATCCTAAGGTAAAATATCCTAAGGTAAAATATCCTAAGGTAAAATATATCCTAAGGTAAAATATCCTAAGGTAAAATATCCTAAGGTAAAATAGATAAATCACTACCTATTTGTAGATAATTACTAAATACCCAATCACTATCATTTGTATTTCTATTTTTATGGTCTGGTCTAAATTGCGCGTCATTTAAAGTTTTTGAATATGAAGTATTAATACCTTTACAATTTTCTTTAGGTAGTTGAGTATCTTTCACACCATCAGTATCCCACCATATCCCCTGTTCTCTACAAGGCCACGTTTTAGTTTTAAATACTTCTTTCCCATTGGGTTCTATCCACGATTTGAAATTTCTGTTTTTCCCCATACTATTTTTTAAATCAGTTGTTCCAAATTCCAAGGTTGTATCACTCAACCCTTTTATAATATTATTGAATTTTAAATTTTCATCAGTAATAATAGTATGGTCGAAATTATAATGATTTACCTTCATAATATCTATATTTTCTTTCTGCCCATTACCGATTGTTAAATTGCGAATAATTCCCTCGTTATCTATTATTAAAATATCTAGTATTAATCTTTTATCGTAATAGTTTTCAGTTTCGTGGATAAAAAAGTCAATTATATATCTTTTGGAACCATCATTAAATAATTGTTCAGTTACATGCTCGAATTCAATAAATTTAAATTTTAAATTAGTTCTGGTATTTAGTTCTACAATTAGTTTATTTACTATTTTTTTAAGATAATCCCCCTTTTTTAAAGAAATTGTTTCATGGTCTAAACTATTAATTATATATTTAGAACCACCAGAGATTGTTTGCTTATTATTATTATTTATTTTAAAGAGATTATGATCTGTAAAATTTTCTCTAGTAATAAGTAAAAGTCTTTCACAACAATAAAGTATAACTAACATAATAATAACTAAAAAAATAATATTATTTTGTTCCATTTATGTTTATAGTAAGATATTTTTATAATAAAATTGATATAAAATAATAAATTGATATAAAAATAATAAATTGATATAAAAAAATAATAAATTGATATAAAAATAATATAATTGATATAAAAATAATATAATTGATATAAAAATAATAAATGGAACGTCTTTCCGATGAGATTTATAAACTAAAAATTTCTAAAAGTGTAAATCCTGAATTTATTCAAGACTTTTCTAAAATAAATCTTAATGATTTAAATTTAAAAGAAGATGACACGATTCTGGTTGGTCAAGTAATTTTTCATACACATATTTGTTATGTAAATAATTATAAAAAAAAATATTTTATGTCCATTACAAATTATTTTACAGAAAAAACAAGTACATCTATTTATCCATTACAATCAAAACTTAATTTAGTAAAAAGTAAGGTAAAAGATAATCCTAAAAAATATTTTAGTAAAATATTAAAAGACCAATATGGATATGTTAAGATTAATTTGGAAACTGTTCAAATATTTGAGATATTTAATCAAAATAATGTTATAATATATGCCATTAATATCCCTACTGTTAAAAAAAAATTAAAAGAATTAAAAATAACTAAGATGATACATCTCTACACAAATCCATATTTAAAGGAATTATCTACACCTATTTTATCAAATTTATTTACACAAGTTTTATCTACAAGTATAAATTTATTGGATAGGAGATTTTATTTCTTTTATAATAAAATTAAAATAGCCATAAAAGAAAGGATTATTTTGGAGAAAATAATTTAATAATTATTATTCTAATCTTCTAAAAATGATTTTTCAAAATTTTCCAAATCTAATTCTATATCTGAACCATCTGATATTTCACTTTTATTATCATCTACATTTTTATTAGAATCTTTATTATTAGATATTTCTTTTATATTATTTAGTTCTTTATTATTAGATATTTCTTTATTATTAGATATTTCTTTATTATTTAGTTCTTTATTATTTAGTTCTTTCATATTATTTAGTTCTTTCATATTATTTAGTTCTTTCATATTATTTAGTTCTTTCGTATTTAGTTCTTTCATATTATTTAGTTCTTTCATATTATTTAGTTCTTTTGTATTAGTTAGTTCTTTATTATGTATTTCAGTCCTTTTTTTCTTTTTACTTAAAAGATATTTGGCATCTTTAGTTAAATTATGATGCTGTATTTCACTTGAAATATCTGTTGAGATAAACATAGAAATAATATCAATAAACAATATAATCCAAAAATATTTTAAAATATTTTCTCTTAAACTGGTGTTGGTAAAAATAAGAGCGTGTAAAACTATATACACTATAGAACCATAAATTAAAGTAATAACATTTTTATTTTCAGTTTTATTTTTATTTTTATTTTTACTTTTATTTTCATTTTCATTTTCATTTTCATTTTTATCAATATACTTTTTTATGAAAGAAGAATTATATATAAGATAAAAAAACATCTAATTTAATTAATAAAATATATATTATTAATTTTTAATAAACACACTTAATGGTCTTTGTTTATAATATAAAAATACTAATAAAAATCCACCTATTAAATAATAGAATAAAAGAAAATATAAATACCACATAAATAAGATTATAAAAATTTATTTAAATAAATAAATAAATAAATAAATAAATAATAATAAATAACTATAATGGAAGTAGAACTTGAAGAATTAATAATTTCTATATTTACTAATCCTCCTGGAGAAACTAAATCAAAAACTATAACTTTTGATACTAGCGATTTAAAAAAAACATTCGAGAGTCTTTTAATTATTTTTACTAATGGAATGAAATTATTATATGGAAATTTAGAAGGAATAGTAGATTTGGGAAATTTGTCAGAGAATGATATTAATCTAATCCATACATATTTTAGAAGTATTGGATTTAATTTTTATTTTGATATTTTTGAAGATTCTAATGAAAATCGTGAAAAAACACAAGAAATGAAATATACAAATTTAACTTTACATAGAAATTCAAAATTGAAAGACTTATTTTTCCCTCTTTTATGTAAAGGGAAAATATATTTAATAAATTTTGATTATATTTAATTAATTGATTAATTGAGTATTTGATTATATTTATATTTAAGAAATTTTTTATAATAATAACTTATGATTAATTGGGTATTTGATTTAGATTTAACATTATATGAATTAAATGGTAATAATTTTTCATATAAAAATATTATAAAACCTGAAAATTTAAGAAATAATTTACAAATTTTAAAAGGAAGAAAAGTATTATTTACGAATGGTAATTTAGACCATAGTGTAACGTGTATACATTTACTAAATTTAAAAAATGTATTTCATAAAATTTTATGTAGAGAATTAACGGGATTTAAACCATCTATAAATTCATATATAAAAGCTTACCTTTTTTCAGGTATGAAACAGGATGAACCAACAATTTTTTTTGAAGATATGATAGTAAATTTGGAAATGTCTAAAAAATTCAATTGGACTACTGTATTAATAAAAAAATCACCTAGTAATAAAGAATTAAATAATAAAAAAGTTGATTATCATTTTAAGGATATAAATAGTGCGCTAGATTTTTTCAATTCTATAAATGGCATCAATTCTATAAATGGCATCAATTCTATAAATGGCATCAATTCTATAAATGGCATCGTAAATAAAATCTAAGTTTATAGTAATAGATGCGGTCTAAATGTATTTTTAAAAAAGATGATTATGAAAGTAGTGATGGTATGTTAACATATGTATGGGGACCTCCATTATGGCATTTTCTACACACTATGAGTTTTAATTACCCTGTAAAACCTACAAAAGATGATAAACAAAATTATATGAATTATATTCATTCATTAAAATTTATATTACCATGTAAATATTGTAGAGTTAATTTAAAAAGAAATTTAAAAGAAACAGGATTTTCAATTAAATGTATGAAAAATAGAGATACATTTTCTACTTTCGTTTTTAATCTCCATAACCATATTAATGAAATGTTAGGTAAAAAAAATATTTTAACATACGACGAGGTTAAAGAAAGGTATGAAAATTTTAGGTCGCGTTGTAATAAAAAAACTCAGAAAGTAAAACATTTTAAAATGGATAAGGGAAAACAATGTAATAAAAATAAAAAAGAAAAAGAATTGGGGTGTGTAAGTCCAATAAATGGTATTAAATCAAAATGCCTTATAACTATAGTTCCAAAAAATATTAGAAGGAGAACATTTAAAGTTGACCCCAGGTGTAAAGCTTATATTAAATAAATTAAAAAATTTAAAATGTTTAATAAATATATATGTCTAATAAATTATCATTTAATGGTGTTCCATTAAAATTTAAATTAAATAAAACTGTTATTTTAAATTCATTTTTAGGATTTGCTATCGCACTTATATTTGATGATATGAAAGGGTTAATTATTAATGAAATACTTTTAAGAATAATTAACCAAAAAGTTAGAAAGAAATATATAAAAATAGAAAGTATAGGAGTTATATTTGATTATAAAAAAATAATAGATTTATCCGTTAATATTTTATTATCAATATTTTTTATTTGGATACTATACAGGAATTCTTAATTTTAATTTATTTTAATTTTTTCTAAAAATTTTATTTTAATTTATTTTAATTTTTTCTAAAAATTTTAATTATTTTTCCTTTGTCCTTTTTAAACCTAAGCATTTTATAAGGTCTGGCTTCAAAAGTATATAAAACATCTTCAACATCTTCTTGCCATTTTATTTTTGGAAATTCCTTATAAAAAACATTTTCAAAATTTTTTCTCGATATACTTTCACCTTTCTTTATAGTTTTAATAAGGAGTGCTTTAAATTGTTCCCCATATTGTTTATTAAATGATATTTGCCAAGCGAATCTATTAACACCTGGTAACATAGGTGGTTCTTTATATTTCTTCTCCATCATCATTTTTGGATAAAAACCATTCTTATGTTTTTTAAATAATTCGTCAACTAATACTTTGAGAACTTCGTATGCGTTTCCATCTTTAATATCCAATTTCATATTTAGATTTTTTCGTAATAAGTTCAAATAACTTTCGGTTATTATAGTATTCCACCCTTCCTTCATTATATCTCTTAATGTTTGATTCCAAGTAGTATTATTATAAATAAATTTTTCACATTCAACAACTCTACTATTTTCCGCAATATATACCAATATTCTTATTAAATCAATAATATGATATGAATTGAAATGGTCAAAAATTCTTAATTCTACACCATTAGGGAAAATCATTGGTGCGCCAGAAACCTTAGGACATTCTTTACCTGGGCATTTTTCTGTAAAATTAAAACCAAACGTTCTAAAATCACTACTCATAATTCCTATGGCATTTGGTTCATCTATATAAACTTGTTTATTACAATCCTTTAATGCCTTACTATCTTTAAAATTTAATTTTTTTCGCCAATTACTTTCAATATTAGCATAGCGACCAATACCTTTATCTAATTTCCTTAAATCACTACCACCAAAATTACCCCAACCAGTACTCATCACTCTAAAAGAACCTTCTATTTTAGACCCACCATCGCCTACCGACCGAGGGTCTGGTGAAAAGAAAGATGCTATTAATAGAGGTTCTATCATTTGAACTTGTTTCCCAAAATTTCTATGAAGTTCTATAAAGTCTTCATTACTTATATCATCGTGACAAGGGAGAGTCATAGTAACATGATAACTACCTAAATAATCTACATAATCGGTTTCTTCAAATTCATAATCATCTTTACCTATAGTAGGTCTTATAGGAACTTTAACATTACTAATTGTTCCAAAAGGTAATTGACGAATTTCACCATATTGTTTTACTTTTTTTTGAGTATGTGGATTTTTCATATGTAATTCTACAAATTTATTTTCTTGATAAATTAATTCATCCCATAATGATTCTATAGAGCGATTTTTATGATTAGTTGTAACGAATTCAGGCATTAAAATTGGAATTCTATTAAGAATAACTGTACTAGGTTTACAACCCTTCTGTTGTCGCCCAGTTAATTCCCAAGGAATTTCATTTAGAAACTTTTTATCTGCTGGGGTAATTAATGGCGGAGATTTAGAATAATGTTTTCTAGTAAGATTATTTTTATGATAACATTTTTTTCTCATTTTACAACAAGGTCCAGTTTCTTTAGTATCTCTAGTAAGAAAACAAGTTGATTCTTGGGAATCAAAAATAATATTGGATTTAGATAAATCCGCACTACCCGTTTCAGATTTATTTATATGGAAAAATTGAACCTCATGCTCTAATCCCATACCCCAATTAATAGGCCTCGACGAGACATTTAGACCCTTAAGATAATTTTTACTATCAAAAAAAGTAGGTAAATAATCTGTATAATAATAGGATTGTACCTTTTTTTTACTTTTTCTTGATGGATTATTATTTTTTTTTGTTCTTCTCACTACCATATAATATTAATTAATATTTTAAAATTATATGAAATTATATGATAAAATGAAATTATATGATAAAATGAAATTATATGATAAAATGAAATTATATGATAAAATGAAATTATATGATAAAATGAAATTATATGATAAAATGAAATTATATGATAAAATGAAATTATATGATAAAATGAAATTATGTCTAAATATTTTTAGGATTAAAAAAAGGATCATTATCCAAACTTCTATTATGTAATGATAAAACGGATTTATTAACATTCGTATGTAATCTACCCATAGTATTACTAAAATGATTTAACATCATATTATCAAAACTCATAGTATTCTCTATATTACCATTATGAATTTTATCCACTTCATCTATAGTTCCTTTAATACTTTTATTTGCTATAGAATCCAAATCAATATCATACATTTTTTTATTACTAATTCCTTTATTATTTATTAAAATTTCTGCTTTTCCCTTTTTACATTTAATTTGTGTAAATATGTTATCGGAATCTATACCTATTCCCTTTCCATTTATATTATCAAAACATTCTACCTCTTGATTTTTCCCGTGAAAAGTTAAATATCTAGATGTATTATCATCCCATAAAATAGGATTCATTTTGGCATTTCTTCTTGGGTCACTTCTAATATATCTATCTTGAAAATTATTCATTATTATTTATATTATATTATTATATTTAATAATTATTTATATTATATTATATTTAATTATAAATCTGTCATCATATTTCGTGGATACATTTTTGGAATTTTCAACTTCAACTCGTCCATTAAATTCATCTTCCGTTTAGCTGTATTTTGATAACCTGTATTATTTTTTAAGTTTTCATTTAAATCAGGTCCTCTCCTTTTTGTAGTAGTTGGTTCAAATGTATTTAAATCACTATTATCTAATATTTCTAAATATTCAATAGAATCGCTATGAACATACTCGTTAGAATCCCTATTAAAACCATAGGATTCCTCGTCAAAATTATTTTTATTATTATTTTTATTTATACTATTATTTTTATTTTTACTATTATTTTTATTTATACTATTATTTTTATTTTTACTATTATTTTTATTTATACTATTATTTTTATTTATACTATTATTTTTATTTATACTATTATATAATCCATTATTTATAATTCTACACGCGTCCAATTCATTACCAGAGTATATTTTATTATCATGATATATAGGATTATTATCATGCTGATATATAGGATTATTATCATGCTGATATATAGGATTATCATGCTGATATGCAACAGGTCTAATTATATTTACTTTATGTTTATTACAAATAATAATTAAAAATATTATAATCACAAAAACGATACATGAAATTATAATAATATAAGTCCAATTATATTTATTTACAGAATTAGAATAAAATTCTATTAAAGTTGTTTCTGTAGTTTCTGTAGTTTCTGTAGTTTCTGTAGTTGTTTCTGTAGTTTCTGTAGTTTCTGTTGTTTCTGTAGTTTCTGTTGTTTCTGTAGTTAATAAATATAATTCGCTAGGACTACTTGAACTTTTAAGATTATGGCTAGTAAATGCTTGGATTTTAAAATAGTAATTTATATTTGTATTTGTAAAATTATTTAAATCTAATCCATTTTCTAAATAACTCCCATTATATATTTCAATATCATTCATATTAACTATATAAAAAATTATAGGTCCATTAATATCATCTACTTTATACCAAGTTAATAAATTATTATATATAATAGGAGCAATAGGTATAGGAGGGATACCTACATTAGTTATAATTTCTATAAAGGTTATATTACCTAAATTGGTTATATTACCTAAATTGGTTATATTACCTAAAAATAAATATTTTGCTCTTAATGAAAAAATATAATTATTATATGGCAATAAATTATTAAGATGGAATGAATACCAATTATTATTTTTATCTATATAAGATTTATCTATATAAGATTTATCTGTATAAGATTTATCTGTATAAGAATTTAAACTATATTCAAATATAGGTTCTAAAACCGAATTTTTATAAAACCATTTTAAAATACAAGATTCATTTGTAATATTAAAAACTTCTAAATTTTCTATATTATGAGGTTGTCTATTATATATAAAATTATATTGATTGTCGCTTATTAATGAATTATTTGAATTAGAATAATAAATTCTATATGAGTAATTAGTATCCAAAAAGGGTATTTTATCTAAATATTTATTTTCTAAATAATCATTGGCATAATATCCATCATTATTATAATAACTTCTAAATATTTCTAAACCATCTCTAAATAATTTATAATCCAAAATAAAACCATTTGGAACTTTGGGATGTTCCCAAGAAATTAAAACTTCATCATCTTTTTCCAAAACAAAAGATAATTCTATATTTTCTATTGGATTTAGTTCTTCGCATATATTCCCTTTAATATTAGTTCCATTAGGGCATATATCAACACAAGAATCCCCTGATTTATAATTAATACAAGTTTGGCATAATAATCTACCCGGACCAAAACAACTATCGCATTCAAAATGACATTCCGGGCAATCCAGTCTATTATTTGAAACAATTATACTTTTATTGGTAATTTTATCCCAATTTATTAAATCAGAAAAGCAAAGACCCGAACTATTATCTTCATAATAATTATTATATTTTATAGTTACCCCATATTCAAGTAAATACGGATTATATGCGCGTACTTCCCTTAGATTATGTAAGCCTTTTAATGATTTTAAAATATGACTATCATAAATAACTAAATAACCATTTATAGTTTCTATGTTTTTCATAGGAGTAAGCGAATTAATATGATAGTCTCCATTAATAAACACACTCCCATTTATAGTAGAACAGTTTTGTATTTGATTAAAATCGCTATTGGAATTAATAAAGAATAAATCTTCTGGACCCAATCCACAACCCCTTTCTCCAAGAATTAAATTGGAATTATTTTGTGATAAAAAAAAAGAAAATATTAAATTTAGAATCATACGTATCTAAAAATATAGATAAAATCTTAAATATTTTTAAAAAATTGATTTATTCTTAAATATATATTAAATACAAAATAACAAAATAACAAAATAACAAAATAACAAAATAACAAATAATAAAAATGTTTGAATTACATATCACAAACGGATTATCTTTTATTGGTCAATCTTTGAGGTATTATGGTTATACTATTCTCGAAGATAAATCTATTAGAGCATTAAGTGGTGTATATCGTAGGTCTGAAGTTAAAGACGATGATGTATTTAATTATTATTTACCATTTGGTTTATCTATTATTAAATTTAAAGGTAAATTAATTAGTATAACTATAATTAAAGATGGGAACATTACAGAAGACTCTGTTAGAAAAGAATTATATCCATATCATATCACATTAAATATAAATAATATTTCAGTAGAAGAAGGTGAAAAATTAATGAACTCATTATTTGAAGAAGCGAAAACATTTTATAAAGAACAAATTAGAGAATTGAAAGACGAACCAGATAAAATTTCAGTTCATATTTTTGATGAGGGATATTGGGAGGTATTGAATAAACGAAATAAACGAAAAATGTCAACTCTACATTTAGACGGAGAAGAATCAAGTCTATTATCATATATTAGAAACTTTCTTAAACCAGAAATGAAAGAGTTTTATAATAATTTAGGTATCCCATATAAGTTAAACATCCTTTTTGAGGGACTACCTGGAACAGGTAAAACGAGTTTAATTCATACACTTGCCTCAGAATTGGATATGGATATCTCTATTCTAAATTTTAATAAAGATGTGGATGATAATACATTTATGAGGTCATTACGAAGATTATCTAAAAATTCTATCTTTGTTTTAGAAGATATTGATGTATTATTTAAAGAAAGAAAAGAAAATGATAATTGTAAAAATATGATAAGTTTTAGTGGTCTTTTAAATAGTTTGGATGGGATGGCGTTTAAGGAAGGTCTTATTACAATTATGACTACTAATTATGAATGTAATTTAGACCAAGCATTAAAAAGACCAGGTAGGATTGATAAATCTCTTAACTTTGGATTGGCGAAGAAAACTCAAGTAGAAAAAATGTATAATAATTTCTTTAAGGATAATAAAGACGAGTTTCCAAAATTTTATAAATTAATTAAAAACCTTAAATTTACTACAGCGATGATTCAGCAATATTTCATTTGGTATATGTTTGATTTTAAAAATATTTTTGAAAAAATAACTGAATTTGAAGAATTATGTACTAAACATAATTATCAAGATAAATTGGATTTATATATTTAAATATTTAATTTACTTCTGTCTAATAGTTATTATCCTATACGGTTTATTATTATTTTTAGTAGATGCTTTACCATTATCAAGAATTTCAAGAACTTGTATTTTTCCATTTTCACCAAAGGCATCGCTCATACCTGTGTCAACTTTCCATATTCTATTATCACATTTAGAATTAATTCCTTGGGACTGAACGGTGTGACCAACAACCATAGAACCCACTTTAAAATGACTAAGAACTTTTTGTAATTCATTACAATCTGGATTACCTACAGCAAGTTCTCTATTCCATAGAATTCCTTCAAATGCCAAATAATAATCAGAAAATTCTTTACTAAAATTCTGTCCAGGAGTATTAAGAAAATTCCGCATATCTTCATTAATTTCTTGTATATTTTTGGTTAGGTGTTGGGGCATAATACCAGCATGAACAAATAAAAAGTCTCCTACTTTTAAAACCGTATTCCTAGTTCCTGCGAACCTTCTGGCCAATATTCCACCAGGTTTAAATTGGTTTTTTCTTCCTTCTATTCCACCAAAACATTGAATACTCATAGGAGAACTATAAGTAAAATTACCAACCACATTCATTATTTCGTGATTTCCTAAAATACAATATACGCCACCACCATATAATTTCGCTTTACTATGACATTCATCCAAAAAATCCATAATTTTCATTTCACTACATTCGTCTCCTATATTATCTGGGCGGCCTCCTCTATCTACAATATCACCTACCTGAACTACTATTGTATTTTTGGGTTCAGCTATCCATCTAAAATTTAAATCTATTAATTTTGATTTAAGAAAAATCTCTTTCGTAACATTCCAATCTCCATGGAGGTCTCCGATTACTATAATTCTATCACAAGGAGGTAGAACATCTGCCATTTTTTTAGATATTTGTGATATCTTTGACATCTTAACCTATATTAAATAACAATATTTAAATTACCTAAAATAATTTAAGTATAACTAAATTAAGTATAATTATGTGTTTTAAATCTAAATATGAAGATAAGTTCACCCCTATAATAAGAAATATAGATTTGGAAGAAAATAAAAGGAAAATATTACTGGTTAGATTTTTGGAGGAGGTTATATATTATGATAAAAAAGCAATTTATACAGAATTCTTTTTTTATTTTTTTAGTTTAATTATAACTATTGGGAGTATAATCTTACCAGCATTACTTTCTATTCAAAATATAAATTTTAGCGAGGATGAAGATACGGATGCTAGATATAAAGATAGAGTGTATTGGTTTTCTTGGGCAATATCTCTTATTATAACAATTTGTAATGGTTTAATACAACTCTTCAGTTTGAATAAACAATTTATTTCTTATATTGGAGTTCGAGAAAAGTTGGTATCAGAAGGATGGAAATATTTAGAATTATGCGAAGATTATTATGGAGGTAATCATAAAGATAATTTTATAAAGTTTTGTGAAGAAATAGAAAATATTAAAAAAAATCAAACAGATAGAGAAGTAGGATTTCAAAAAAAAAATAATAATGCGAATAATGCGAATGCCAATAATGCGAATAATGCCAATAATGTAAATAATTATTCAAATGAAGAAAATGTATAAATATATATAAAATATATAAAATGTATACATATATAAAATATATAAAATGTATAAATATATAAAATATATAAAATGTATCTTAATTATAAGTAATGTATACAGAAGAAAATAAACAATTGTATCTTGAATTACAAAAATCAAGATTAGGACAAGAATATATATATAGCGAAAAAGAATATCCGGCAAATTTTACTAAAGATGATAAACGTATAGTAAATTCTAGATATTCTCCTAATAACTCTAAAATATCTGGAAAAATAATTATGCTATTTGTTTCTATAATAATATTAACATTAATATTCGCTAGAATTAGTAAAGATAATAGGAGTTATACAACCGGATTTTTTATAGTTATTGTGGCATTTTTAATGATGATACCATTAGTTTATATTATGAAAGTTGCTTACTATGAATATTTAATTTATTTTATATTATTAGTTATATTTAGTTCTCTTGGTTATGGTTGGGGTATATTTAGTATAATAATGAATTTAACTTTAAAAAAAAAACCTATAATGAATTCAAATAAAAACATATAATTGAATTATTCCATATTATCTAAATATTGATAATTTCCTAATTCATTTGAAAAAGATTCTATATATCCTTCTCTAGATTGAATATTTTCCATAACTTTTTTTTTATTAGGAACTTCTTTATTAACATTAAAACCCATATTTCTGGAAAGTGACGATAAGTCATCTAATCTTTTATTAGTATCATCATTAAACTTTGAATGAAAACCAATTTGATTATTAGTAATTTGTCTTTCTACTGGAGCTATCATATTATTACTTAAAAGTGAATAGTTACTTATCCGGTCATTAAAAGAATCACGTTTATTATCTATAGTTATTTGCGAATCTCTAATATTATTATTAAAAGGTAGTTTTCTTCTATTTTGAATACTATCATCATTAACCATATTAAGTCTTTGATTTATATCATTTTGAAAATCTCCTTTTTGTTGAGTAGTAACTCTATTGTCTTGTGAGGTATATTTATAATTATAATAATCATTATCTATACCATGCGATTTTTTAGACAAATTTTGTGAATTAGACATAGGGTGTGAATTAGACATAGTTTGTGAGTTAGACATAGGGTGTGAATTAGACATATTTTGTGAATTAGACATAGTTTGTGAATTAGACATATTTTGTGAATTAGACATATTTTGTGGTTCAATACAATTTGAAACAAGTAAATTTTTAAGACGGTCATTTATATTATTTCTTGACTCGGAATTTTTATTAAAAGAATCCATTAATATATACAAATAATATTATAATTAAAATTTAACTAAACTTTAATTATACTATTTATATTATACTATTTTTTATATACTATTTTATACTATTTATATTATACTATTACTAATTTGAATTTTCTTGATTTTTTTTATTATTTTGGATTAAAACATAAATTATAGCTACTATTACACTAACTATACTAATTTCTATATTATAACAACTCATTAATAAAATTAATGCCAAAAGGAAGCATAATTGAGTATATTCAGGGAGTTTAGTTTTATTATATATAAGTACAACTAAAAAAATAACAAATACCAACGTTAATACATCAACTTCTACAGGTAATTTATTTAATTTAAAACTAACATTATTTGCGAGATTATTTTTCATTTTATATTATTTACAAACAAAAAAAATCTATGACTATTTTTTTTTAAAGTTCTACAAACAAAAAAAATCTATGACTATTTTTTTTAAAAGTTCTACAAACAAAAAAAATCTATGACTATTTTTTTTTAAAGTTCTACAAACAAAAAAAATCTATGACTATTTTTTTTTAAAGTTCTACAAACAAAAAAAATCTATGACTATTTTTTTTTAAAG